AGCACTAAGACTTTTATCAAGATCAACAAAAGAAAGATTATAACTAAAATTTGACTGAATTCCATAATTTGCGAGAACTTGTGTCTGCACAGAATGATCAGTTGTATCGCCGATGGCAAATACTTTTCTAATATAGGCATCATCTCCTTGTGCTCCTTTAAGAGTTCCGGGTTTGAAATACTCAAGACACATCGCACAGGCAGAGGAATTACAAGTGCGTTCTGCATTTGTATAGTTATCTGTCTGTGGATAGTAAGGCACATCAAGAATAGATGGATTTACTGGTTTGCTTGGTTTAGTTCTATAAATCCTAACCCAATTTGAGGTGTCATCAATCAATAGAGAATCTGTTAGATCCTTTTCCAGTTGCTCTACACCAGCAACATGCTTAGGATTTTTTTCATCGTAATGCTTAAAGAAGTTATGTAAATCAATTTTCATTTTTTATCTCCAAATAAGTTTATGTAATACTCTGCATCCACAACCACTAATGGGTTTTTGTTATTCTTTTTTATAAACAAAACGGGCTCATACTCGCCACAATTTGCACATGCTTGAGAGTAAGCATCCCAGATATTTAGCTTCTCGACATTTTTACATTCTATACTATGAGGAAACTTAGATCTGGCAGCACGAGCCATGATAAGATCTTCTCCACCAGCACCCATACTACGACTTTCAATATCTTCAGGATGTACTTCAAGGTGCTCAATCAATTGATCACGAACCCATTGTTGCAATCTTCTGCCTTTAGCTTTAGCCGAACTTGGGTTCATAATAAAATACCTCCATATGGAGGTATTTATCTATTCAGTTAAACCAGGGGGGTTGGTAGTATTTTTGTTTCATTGCTCCCAGAAACCACGCTTCCGACAGATCTCTTGGTCCCTCCCGAAGAATTCGTTTGTTGTACTCCAAGAGTTTTTTGTATTTCAGTGCCTTCTCTTTCCACTCTTCCATTACAACTGAAATCCAGCAAAGGTATTGTTCTTCATATCTTGTTTGATGCCACCAACCAAATAACTTTCAACTTCCGTTTCTTGTGGAGCAACTTGAAGACCTTTAGAAGAGATCCAATGTTCAGTCCAAGGAAGTGGATTATTTTTAGAAGAAATATCATAAATTGATTTCAATCCAATCGCTTTCATACGACGATTGGCAATCCATTCAACATAAGAACTGAGAAGTTTTTGATTCAATCCAATCATTGATCCATCCTGGAACAAATATTCTGCCCATTCTTTTTCTTGATCAACTGCTTTCCTAAACATTGCAACAATATTTTCTTCTTCCTCTTCAACAATCCTTTCCATATCAGGATCATCACCTTCTTTCCACTTGTTCAAAATATTCTGAGTAAGAACAAGATGTTGATTTTCGTCACGAGCAATAAGTGAGATTATCTTTGCAGATCCTTCCATTACTTTCAGTTCACCAAAAGCAAAAGAACATGCAAAAGAAACATAAAAACGAATACCCTCAAGAATGTTAACGTTAGCAACTGCTCTATAAAGTTTACGCTTTAGTTCATACAATTCATCCGTAGCAGAAGGAACTCCTTCATTTACAAACTTCCATTGATTACTACTATCATATGCATGAGCAGCATTGATGAAATCATCATACGCTTCAGTTACAGACCTAGCACGATCTAAGATCTTTTGATCATTTAAAATTGTGTCAAAAACTTCAGAAGGATTTGCATATATATTTTTTATGATGTAAGTATAAGAACGACTATGGATCATCTCCATAAACTCCCATACTTTCATAGCACCTTCCAGTTCTGGTAGTGAACAGTATGGAGCAAATGCCATACTAGGTCCACGACCTTGAATACTATCAAGAAGAACTTGATACTTTAAATTGGAAGTAAAAATATGTTTTTGTTCTTGTCGTAGTGTCTGGTAGTCACTACGATCTTTTTGTAAGGATATTTCTTCTGGACGCCAAAAATAACTAAGTTGTTGATTAGTTAGTTTTTCAAATACTGGATACTTATAAGTATCATATCTTTGAATACCTAATGGTTGTCCAAAGAACATTGGTTCCTTTTTTATGTCAACTTGAGCATCATTAAAAACGGTCATTCCGTTGATGGCCATTTTTTTCGTTTGCGGTGGGTTAATTCTAAAGTTATTAGATTTTACACGTTTCGCAGTCTTCTTCATTTTCATTTAAAAGTTCAAATATTAGTGAATTGATATCAGATTTATTATCCATTTCATCACCTTTACTATCATAAGTATTTTGATAGTAACTAGTTTTCCAACCATATTTGTATGTAGTCAGAAAATCTTGTGCCATTACCGACACAGGTACTTCATTATCGGCATAATGCTCTGGATTATATGACCAGTTACCCGAGATTGCCTGATCAAAGAATTTTTGCATAACAGCAACAGTATTGATATAACCACGATTGCTAGGCATATCCCAAAGAAGCGTATAGTTGTTTTTAAGAGTTTGATACTGTGGAACAATTTGCTTAAGTGGACCTTTCTTGGATTTCTTAATGGACAAGAATCCTCTAGGTGGTTCAATTCCATTTGTTGCATTTGACACAACGGAACTGCTCTCCGAAGGCATTTGTGCCGACAATGTTGAGTGCCGGAGACCGTGTTCCAAAATAGATGCCCTAAGAGATTCCCAATCATGGTTGTAAGGAATACAAGCAATTTCATCTACATTTTTTTTATATGTATCAATTGGTAACATTCCATCAGCATATTTGGTATTTGTGAATAGCGAACATGGACCCTTTTCTTTTGATAATTGATTAGAAGATTTCAATAAAAAGTATTGGAAACTTTCGGAAAGTCCATGAATAGCATTCCATGCTTCTTGACTGTCATACTTGTATCCAAGTTTAGCCAAATAATGTGCTAGACCAATAAATCCAATACCAAGAGATCTACGTGCTTTGGTTCCTTTTTCAGCAGCAATAATTGGATACTGTTGATAATCAATTAATTCTTCAAGAGCACGTACAGACAAGTCACAAAGATTTTCTAACTCTTCATCGGATTTTATTTTACCAACATTAATTGCAGAAAGAATACAAAGTGCAATTTCACCTTCACCATCAATGTGTTGAAGTGGTTTAGTAGGAAGAGTAATTTCTTGACACAAATTACTCATCTCAATTTTATCCTTAAAAGAAGAATGTGAATTGCAATGATCAATATTCATGATATAGATACGACCTGTCTCAGCACGTTCTTTCAGGAGACTAAGAATGAGTTCCTGTGCCTTAACAGTTTTCGACGGAATATACGAATTGTTCTCGTATTGGACATATAACTCGTCAAACTTGTCTGTTCCGAAAGCATCATACAAACCAGGAACATTGTGTGGGGAGAAAAGCGTGATCTCACCATCTTGAATAAATCTTTCATAAAAAAGTTTACTAAGTTGAATACTATAATCTAGTTTACGGACACGATTGTCTTCAGTTCCCTTGTTATTTTTTAATACTAAGATGTCTTGGATTTCTTGGTGCCAAATTGGGAAGTGGACTGTCGCGCTTCCGCCTCGTATGCCGTTTTGCGTACAGCATCGCACAGTTGACTCAAACTTTTTGAGAAACGGAACAACGCCAGTATGCTGAACTTCTCCGCCTCGGATCTTACTGTTGATGCCACGGATGCGACCTGCGTTGATACCGATACCCGCTCTTTGAGAAACATATCTCCCAATAGCCATATCACTGCTAAAGATGCTATTGAGGGTGTCATCAACATCAATAAGAACACAGCTAGCGAATTGTCTAAGTGGCGTCCTAACTCCTGCCATAATGGGGGTAGGAATGTTGATTCTGTGTTTGCTGATTGCGTCGTAGTATCGTTTGACATATGACAATCTTGTTTCATAAGGATATTCTGCAAAGATCGTCATTGAAATTAACATATACATGAACTGTGGTAGTTCAAAAATCTTACCAGAATTTCTATCCTGTACAAGATACTTATCAACAACCTGTCGTAGTCCAGCATATGTAAACAAATAATCACGATCATGATTGATAAAAGTATCAATCTTATCTATTTCTGCTTTGGTATATTTAGAAAGAATTTCTTTATCATATACGCCAGAAGCAACACATTTGTGGATATGATCTTTTAAAGAAATAATTTCCTTTATTCTTCCACAAAACTGCTTTCTAATCGCAAATAGAAGCAATCTTGCTGCTACAAATTGATAGTTTGGAGTTTCCAAATCAATCAAATCTGAAGCACTACGAATCAAGATTTCTTGAACTTCTCCCGTAGTAATGCCATCGTAGAACTGAATACCGGAATTAATTTCTACTTGCGATGCAGAAACACCTGCAATGTCTTTGCAGGCTTCTTCTACCATCACATGTAGTTTATCGAGGTTCAGACCTTCAATAGAACCGTCTCGTTTTTTGACTGTTATTCCGTTGCTCATTCTTCTTCCAGTTAGTGAATTTTAGTTTTGCTTCTAGACCTGAGTAAGTATTTAATTTTACCACGTCTTGAATATTATGTCCAGACAGAACCATATCGTTTATGTCCTTTTCACTTATTGATGATGGCCAAATAACAATCTTTTGTCCAGTTTCAATAGTGTGGGAAATTCTTGATACAATTTCTGTATTGCGTGGTTCGTTATCATATATGTAAACACAATCACTGATACCCCACAATACAGGATTAGCATCAGCTCCACACATTGCAATTGAATTTTCGATAAACGTGCTGTCAAATGGACCTTCCGTAATATAAACTGTCTCATCTTTATTTACAGTATCAAGTCCATAAGCTTTGGGAGCATCTTCATCAAGCATAACAGTAAGATATTTGGGTTGTGCCCAAGGATCAAGACTTCTACCCTGAAAACCTATAAGTTGCTTTTCTTCATTATAAAGGGGAATGATAATTCTCGCATGATCATTACGAATATCATTAAATGTGTGTTTGAGTTTATTTGTAAACTCTTTAAATTTTTCTGCGTAGAAAAATTTTGTAGGATTGATTTTTCTTTTTTTTAGGTAATCACTTGATCTTGGATTTTCGGATGCTTGTGGTAGATTTACTTTTGTCTTCTTTATAAAGACTGGTTGTTTAAACTCAAACTTTGGTTCTGGTGTGTTAGTGGATCTGCCAGTTAATCCTTCTTTATATCTTTCTAAAAGATATTGGTCGTATAAAGACTGATCAATATCTTTTAGAAAATATGTAAAAGATTTTGAAACTCCACAATTATGACACTTAAAGTTGTAATCCGATTTACACTGATAGAAATACCCCCTTGTCTTATTTGTATTCCTTTGAGAATCTCCACAATAAGGACATCTAAAGTTGTATAAATTTTCCTTTTTCTTAGTAAATTTTTGTAATCTTGAAGAAATCAAACAGATGTACTTGACATCAACATAACTCATTTTTTAATGTTTTCAGGATTTGGAACATACCTAGGTTCCATTCTATACTCCAATTCGCCTGGTGTCAACCACCCAGAAGCAACAGTTGAAATTGCTCCAACCAATACAGCACCAAAAACTCCGATACCAATGGTCATCCATTTAATTTTTTTGATCTCTTCAACCTTTATACTAATCTCATCAATTCTAGCACTTAGATCAATATCTTCTGCGTCAAGATCATGCTTCATTTCTTTTAGCATAGAAATAATAATACTATCACTCTTTGATGCCTGCTCTATTCTTTCATCATGAACGGCAAGCATTTTTGAAACGTTTTCAACAACATCCTTCATTACTTGGATGGCATCTTCAACTTTTTCAATCAATCTTTCTTGGGTTATACTTTTTTGTTCCAAGACAGCTATTCTAGTTTTTGTGTCGTTGTTTGTTAACATCTCTTAGTTCTCCTAGACGTTTGCGATAAAAAAGATTCAATTTTTTACCATACTTACGTCGCAAATCCATAACAGGATCGAAACCTGCAACAGGTTTTTCCGCAGATGAACTAAATCCTGGTTTGCTAGTGCCACCAGGATCGGTAGACATAATATCTTCTCTAATAATATTTATGATACGGTTCAATTTAGAAAAATCCATTAGATTGAACTAAGTATTCTGTGACATTCATCATGAATTAAAATATCATCTAATCCTGATTTAGGGTAATCTGGGATTTTATTTAAAAAAATTAAAAATGTTTTTATAATAGACCAGTATTCCTTTTCAATTTTAAAAAACAAAAGAGGAACCGTTGCTTCACCAAAAACATTGAAGCAAATTATCAAGTGGTTTAAAATCAAATGGTGCCTCAGTTCATTCTGCTCAAGATATTTCTTTAGCAATCTCTTGATATATTTGAAGCGTTTCAAATCCTCTTCAAACTCTTCCATAGTGGAAGTATGAGGGTTTTCATAATGCTTTATGGCGAATAGAAGATGGTTATCTTCATTCAATTCATCAAATATCATCTAAAATTATTTAAGTGTTAGTGTGGTTGTTCCGATGCCTACGCCTCTTACAGCATTAGGATATGTGCTAACTCCAGCAATACCACCGCCAAAGAATGTTCCTGCACCGCCAACATTTCTAATCATGTTAGAAGTGAAAGTTTTTTCTGCAGTTGTGTTTTGGAAGTCTGTGATTGTTCCTACCACGTTACCTGCAACATGGATGTTTAAAATAGTTCCAATACCTAGATTGGTTGTAAATCTGAAAGCAATTATATTACCAATTTGACCATTGAAGTTCTTCATCATGGTATAACCATAACCAGTATCAGAACCTGATGTACGAGTTCCGAAATAAACTGGAATTTCAACGTTTGGTGTCATCGATACAGCAGTACCAACAGCAAACGAAGTTCCTGCACCAGTTGTTGCTCTAATGTTTACAGTAGCACCAGCAGAACAGAATACTGGTTCATTCCAAACAACATGGACAAATCCAGTACTAATTCCTGTAGTTGATGCTCCACCAGCTCTAACAATTCTATCAGTGCCACCAGCACCGATGCTGATTGGTGATGCAACGTTTGGATCTTCAAAGAAGACAGCAACCGGTGTAGCAGCACCTAGTCCAGTAATTCTGCTTCCGTTTGGATTTCTTGTAGTGCAAAGTCCCGAAACATGAACTAAAACTTCATCATAATATGAAGTAGAAAGTCCAGAATATATTTTATCACCATAATGTCTATATACCCATCCTCTTTCATCTGCAAAACAATTATGAGGTGTTCTATTTCTATCCACATCAATTAGATGCTTAGGAACATTATAATAATTAGCAGCATATTCACCTTGAGTTGAAATTCCCCAAATTGCCATCTTCTGTTTTCCCTATCGGTTTTGCTTGAAATATTTATAAAAATACCACAACCGAAGTTGTGGCAAAGTTGGTTTGTTTATTTATTTACTTTTTAATATAATTTTTAAGTAATGTGAAATAAAATCTATTATTCCATTTTCTTTAAACCGCTTTGTTTTTGCTAACCATTCAGAAAATGACAACAATAGACCAAATATGATCGTAAATCCCCAGTTTGTAACTAGGCAAGTAATCATGCTTGTGGTGAGAATAGTTTCTCTTTAACTAATGTAAGAACAAAATCGTCAATCGAGTTGTCGGTTGTTCTTACATACTTGGTTAGAAGATCAACAACCAACTGCTTTACAGCAGGATGTGTTGCGATTGTGATTAGTAGTGGTTTTACCACTGCAACTATTACGTTCATGATACCCTCTTATAGTTTGAAATATAATTCTAAATTATTTATCTTTTACAGATCCATACCTGGGATCATTTTTTAGATTTTTTTCCGACCAGGATATGTAATAGAAGCACTACCAGGCATTACTTGATTTACAGCATCTACGGTACTTTGATTTTTTTTATTGATATCTGTTACTGCCCTTTGTGCAGCACCAGTTGGACTTGATGCATTATCAAGCGCCTTATTGATTGTTGGTCCAATGAACTTTTTGGCAAGATATGGTAATGCAGAAGCTCCGGCGGCAAGAGCTGCCCAACCCAAAGCGCCTTCGTTGGTTATATTGGTATTTGCTTCTTTCGCTTTTTTACGAATTGTAGCAAAGTAAACTTCCTTACCCTTCTCAGTGCCATATTGCTTCTTCATAGAAGATTTCATGCCAGAAGGATCATACCTTTTTTTTAGATTTTTTTCCTTCTGCATATCACTAGAAGTCATTTCTCTTTCAGAAATCTCTCCACCTTCTGGTTCATAATGTGCTTGCTGAAGAGTTGGCAGTTTTGCTCCAGTCGTTTTTGGTTCTTGACCTTTTGGATATACTAATTTACCACCACCCAATCCAGATCCAGGTTTCATTACTGGACCAGTTGTAATTTGCTCAGTCTTTAACTCTGGATTAATCGTGATTTTATTTTTAATACCTCTTTTAGGTTTTATAGAATTATCAGATTCACATCCTTCTTCATCAAGAATTTTAAAATCGGATCTCCAACTGGAGTGTTCCTTTTTCATTTCTTTGTAACGTTTTGCAGTAACAAGTTTTTTTCCACCCATCTGGTCCTTACCAGTTGCACCAGCAATTACATCTCCTCTAGTAACTTTACCATAAGGAGGATAATTGTTTGCTAGATTTCCGTCGCCTTTCTTTTCCTCAAGATGAGGACGACGAAGATCTTCAAAAGACTGCTCCCAAATGTTCATTGGATAAATTTATACTTTTCTGTATTTATTTATTGTAACAAGTAAGTATCGTAATCAAGTTTTACTTCAGTAATCCAAGATCTAAAAGTATTATTATTCTCATCAAGACAAATGATATGATTTGCTCCACGCCTTATAATAACACCAGAAGATTTTTTAGTTTCTACAAGTTTACCTTCTCTAAAAATATCACCAGCAATATATTGTTCTCTAATAGATCTTTCATCTACAGGAATAATATTCATCATCACATAACGATATAATTCCCCATTCTGCTCTAATGCAAGTTTGGCAATCTCTTGTGCTCTACTTTTTCGTACTATAATATTGATTGCATTGTATCCACTTTCATAAATGGACTGTAGGACATCATAAATTGTTTCTGCATTAACATCGTCAATAATAATATCACCAAAAGTTTCTTTTAGTTTGGCGATATCTGCATCTCTACTTGGGAAGATATAATAAGGAGAACCTTGAGCAGTTTCTTCTACAGCTGCTAAGATATTATTAGTAACTTCATCACTGTCAAACTTATCAAAAGCAATTGTTAATGGCTCCTTACGTGCCATTGCATCAAATTCTTGTCTATCTTGTTGATTTTGAACTACTTTCTGCAGTTTTTCATAGTCTGCTGTTCGTGCAGTAGTTGTAGAAGTTGTAGAAGTTTCAGATCCATTCGTTTTATTCGCTTTGCCACTTCCAGAATTTGCTGCCGATTGGGAAGATTTTTCTCCATCTTTATCATCACCCTGTCTTGGGGTGAGCATCTTAAGTTGACCCCTTACAGTTTTAGCTTTTAACGCTCCTTGTTTATCGTACCAATCACCGTGCCCGTTTCCTACCAACCCCAAACGCTTTGCTTGCTGCGATGCTTGGGTGTTTCGTGCTTCTAGAATGAATTGGTTGAACTGCTTCACTAATTTTTTGATAGATTTGAGTTTTATTCTTCTCAATAAACGCTAGTCCTAGCGTTTTATGTTGTAAATATTTAGTTTTGTTTTCTTTGTAGTTTTCAATAGACGCTAAATAAAATCGCATAAAATCTTCAATTTCACGCTTCATAATTTGCTTCCGTCTTCTTAAAGATTTATATGAAGTAATTAGTTCATCTATAAGTTGGTTCATGATACTGGTTCAATTCTAATAACTGCTTCGTTCAATCTAACACCTGAAGGATCTGTTCCACGACCTTTTAATCTAATATCGACATAAGTTTTATCAGCAATTTCATTCACCAATTTATCATCTATTGGTTTTAACTCCCGTTCATTTAAAATATAGTTTGCAGTTTTATCATTAGATTTTCCAAAAAGCGATTCACCAGTCAAGGATTCTCTTACAAGTTCTCGTTTAAATACTAAAAATAATTTATCTCCTTCAGGATTTTTTCTTGAACCTAAAATACCTTGAAGTCGTTCATTTAAACCACCTGATCTTTTTGCTTGATCAAGAATTGCTTTAATTACTGGTTGAGGTTGTTTCTTTGGACCTTCACCTAAAGTTTGAGATAATTCATCAAGAACCATAGCAACTTTTTTTACTTCTGCTGCACCCATCCCTCCTGCTATTGCAACTTTAAATAAAACATTGTTTAATACATTTACTGTTCCTTGAATTCCAGAACTAGAAAGTTGATATGCATCACCCCATTTTAATGAACACTTAAGTTTCATTCCATTTTTTATACACAAGACATCTGTTTTTGGTTCTGGACTAGAACCACCAAGTTGTCTAAATGATTTATAAAATTGTTGAGGATTATATGGTTCAATTTTATCAATCATTACATTAGCAGCTGATTGAACTGCCCCTTCTATTGGTTGAAATGATAATTTACGAATTTCATTTTGTTCGCCAAGGGTAGGATTAATAATCCTATTATATGCTGCAAGCATAATAGCATATTCAAATTGCTTTCCCCTGTCGATTGCCATAAAAATCCCCCTTCTCCAGATATTTAGAGAAGGGGTTTCTTTCCATTCCAGTATTCAACAATAGGATGCTGTGATACATTCAACTCATGATTTTTTGGTTGTTGATGAAGTATTGCTAGAGCATGATCTTCTCGTAATACTAAACTATTTTCCTGATTGGTTTTACATCCATCTCGATAAGAATAACAAATACTTGGTATATGAGTTCTTTCTATTCTTTCATTGTGATAAAAATCATCTGTACCATGATACTTTTTAACGTATGTTTTTGGATCTTTCATCCAATATTCATAAATTGAAGTGTTATTTTTCCACATCATAACACTAGAATTGAACATGGATTTGGTAGGATATTTTGCTTTATGCATAACTCCTTTCCACTTAGAATAAATTAATGAAAATTTATCATTGCAATTTAAAATAGAACTTATATCTCCATGAATAATAACATCAAGATCAAAGAATATTTTTCTATCAAATTCACTTAGTTCTGGAGCAACAAACAAACATAGTTTATACCATGCTGCCCACCAATTTTGCCATGTTAAGTATTCAGATACGTCAATAAAAACTATATCAATACCATCAATAATTCCATCAACATTATCTGTAAAACAGAAAAATGGTGCATCAGTTTGGTGACGCACCATAGTATAAAGTTTGTTTACATAATCTGAACCAAACTTATCGCCAATTTTTAGACATGTAATACAATAATTATCGATCATCTGCTGTTCGATTTTCCGAATAGTAAGCATCAAAGGTTCCTTCAGGATAACGCTTTGAAAGTTTTTTGATATTCATATCAGTCAATTCTTCCAATGAAATATCAAGAGCAAGACATGCTTGAGCAACATACCAAATAATATCACCAAGTTCAATCTTCAAATACTCAAGATTATCTTCATTAGCAGGTTTGCCTTGAAAAATAATTTTTTTTACAATTTCCATAAACTCTCCTGCTTCTGCTGAAATTCCAACTGCACCAGTAAGAAGACGATGAATTTCTAAACCACCATCTTCAAGTTCTTGAATACGAGCAACAAATGCATCTTTATTACTAGAAGCAGGACTAGTTACTTCAGAAACAAACTTTTTATATTTTTCAAATGCCATTAGAATTTAAAATCATTGAATTTAGCTTTAGATGATTTATCATCACCCGTATTATTATACTCCGCATCATCTCCTTTGTCAAGAATATTATCTTGAGCTTTTTGTTCGCAATCGTAAAGACGCATCTTAGCACGATCAATACCAACAACAAATCTCTTGTTAATAGTAGGATCATTATATCTATTCTTCAATTGTTTCACCATAATCTGTCCCAACTGCTCCAATTCTTCACTACTAATCAAAGCAAACATCAAGTCAGCAGTAGCAGGAAGACCAAAACTTTCTGAAGTATCCGTTAGATTTGGATCGGAACTTGTAGATCCACTTCTAGTGGTTTGAGTAGCAGAGACAATAGGCAAATTAAATTCAACTGCCAAACCCCGTAATTCTTCAGCAATCGCTTTGATATAAGAATAAGAATTGACATTGACTGCAGAACGATACCTAGAAGAAGAACAAATATTTAAATAGTCAACAAAAATAATATCTGGTCTAAATGATTTCTTTAGTGATAATTCATTTAGAAGTGATCTAAAATGTCCAACATGTGCAGATGCTGTAGGATATTCTTTTACGATCAACTTCCCGTTAGTACGTGAACTGAGTGCATTGATTTTTTTAAAGAATGTGTTTTTTGGCAATTGACTAATTTCCCCAATGTTAGTATTGAGAAGATTTGCGTCAATTCTTTCTGCAATCTTTTCTTCTGCCATTTCAAGTGTAATGTATAAAACATTTTTTCCTGCAACAAGAACGCTGGAAGCAAAATGGCACATAAAAAGAGACTTACCTACACCAGTACCAGCAAGCGCGATATTAAGAGTTTTGTTAGAAATACCACCAGCAGTAATCTTATTGAAGTATTCAAGATCAAATGGGATTTTACTTTCAACCTTATGATAATATGCATAGCGATCTTGGTAATCATCTATGTAATCGTGCCCAACATGATTATCAAAACTCACTGCTAATGCATCAGACAAAATAGAAGGAATAGCATCTCTTCCCTTTTTATCATCTTGCCCATCAGCAATCTTGATACTTTCCATCAGTGCCAAATAAATGGCACGTTCCTTACACCACTCTTCAGTAGTATCAATTGCCCATTGAAAGTCTACATCAGATGGTTCTAATGCAACAATAAGTTGTTCACATAACTTAAATTCATCTTGAGTTATGTCTGTTCTCTTTTCAATTTCAATAAACAAAACTTCCTTCAATGGAAGACTATCATACTTTGTTATAAAAGAACTAATCTCTTCAAAAATTACCTTGTCAGTTCGTTCTTCAAAGTATTCTGTTTTAATAAAGGGTAATACTTTACGAGTATACTCTTCACGATTTAGCAAGTTCTTCAGTATCGTCAGTGCAACTTTCTCCGCCATAAGTAAACTCCATTTTTGCTGCAGCATCCAAATACTGCATTAATTCTTTAGTAAAATATTTTTCTGGATTGGCATAAATTGACTTAGCATATGCTGTAACACCATTAATTTCATATCTAGTACCAATCTTCTTAACAATTTCATGTTTTTCAGCAAGATCAAGTAGACCATAATAACGATCCAATCCACGTTCATCATAAAAAAGACGAACTTCAACTTGCTTATTTTCTTTAGTTAAACGTGATTTATTAGTCTTTGCTTTGACAATATTTCCAACGACTTCTGTTCCTTCCTTTTCTTTTGATTTACTGAGATATATAATTGTAGAAGCAGCATACTTAAGACCACTACCGCCGCCCATTTCTTTTGTGGGAAAATAAGATCCAATGACATCATAGGTATGATTAGTAACAATAAGAGGAATATTTGCTTGACCAAGTTTTAAAGTTAGCATTCTAAATGCACCTTTAATTAGTGAAGATTTGGTCATATCCTTTACATCTTTATCGTTTAAAACATCATTAATTTCCTTGTTGGTTGAAAGCATTCCCAATGAGTCTAACACAAACATACATGGTTTGCGTTGATCTGCAGGTTTTTTTAAGAATATATCTACAGCTTTAAGTGCTTTATTACGAAACTCTTCAACGGTTACAACGTTGATAACAACTAACCTATTAGTAGGAACACCACGACTTTCTAAAAGTGATTTAGTAATTGCTGCTTCAGTATCAAAATAAAGAACATAACTATCAGGATTAGTATCCAAAAAGTTTTTAACTACAGCAAGACTAAAGAATGTTTTACCTGTTGAGGTTTCACCAGCAATTGCTGTAATTCTGTTTCCAGATACACCACCGTAAATAGATCCACTAACTAAACCATTAAAAATATAGGATCCAGTATCTACATACGTTTCTTCTTCATTTATATCTGAAGCAAGATTTGTGTATTCATCTTTAATTTCCTTTAAAATGTCTTTTAAAAAGTCCATAGCACAAGTTTGTTTTACATATTATAGCATTATATAAAAAAACTATCAAGTGTAGAAATTTTTTCTACCGACCATTTAATACTATCAAGAAGTGTCTTCAATGGATCTAAGAATGCTTTATTAAATTGTAAATCATAGTCAATGTAATTCATTAGTCCAAGTTCTATTGGGAATTCATTGATAAATGAAATAATATTTTCATGTATTGGATTTGGTTTTTTTAAATAGCAAAATTTAATTTTTTCACCATTGTTAATGGTATTATACTTTTCAGTAAGTTTCTTATCTTTTATATGATGGTTAAATAAAAGTGCTCCTCTTACATGAATTGGAGTTCCTTTTGCATAAATTGAAAGATTACTTTTATACTTATCTACATCAGATACTGAACGCGGAAATGCAATCTCATTTGGAGATAATTTTTTAAATTGAATTCTAGATTTTTCAATAAAATCTATAACATCATTTTCAGTCCCATTCATCATCAATTTAAGTGCCTCCTTGATCATGGATCGACATGGTGCCGGAGTTGAAGATTTTACTGCTTCGATACCCATGATCTTGAGTTTTGGTTCACTGTACCGAACTCCTTCAACGTCCCATGCATTCAAAATATAACGTTTCTTAGCAGTCCAAATTCCACGGTCAGCAATTGTTTCTCGCTTCATAATCATCTTCTGATCATAAGCATTTACATATTCTGCTAGTTCTTCATAAGAATTTTGAATATATTTTTCAAGTTCCACCTTACATACTTTATCAAGAAACGAAACAATCTCTTCAGTAGTTTTCTCTCTTCCTATGTATACACTTTTGACCAAAGGACCAAGATTGAGATATATGCTATCGGTATCAGAAGCAATCACATAATCGATATTGTTAGTTTTAAGAATGTTGTTTATATATAAATTCATCTTTGCTTCAATCCATCGTATACTAAGTTGACCCCCAAGAGTAATTGCTTCAGCATTATCTAACTTATAGTAACGGAAATAATTATTCCCAATAGCACCATAAGCACTATTAAGCTGGATCTTTTTTGCCATCTGGATGTTGTTACATCGCGCAATTTCGCGTTCCAGTACTTTAGTTTTTTTCTTCTCATATTCTTTTTTTGCCTCCAACATCTTATTTTTGAAGACTACACGTTCATTATAAATCCTTTCCATCAATACTGGAAGGAACCCACGCTTCTTTGTTGTAAACTGCGCTCCGTTTGGACATACAGTTACACCGTCAAGACTACTAAGATCAACTTCTTTTTTTAAAAGTTTATCAACACTAACACCAGCAAACTTCTTATCGAGAAGTGTTTCTGGAGAAATATTATATTGCATGATTAGGTGTGGATACAGACTATTCAAGTCAAAACTTACAACCCAATCATAGATACCAGGAATAGGTTCCTTTACATAAGCACCAGCATATTTTTCATTTTTACTTTCAGATTTTTTGGGTGGAATAACGATATCCTTCTTTTTCAAATCATTGTAGATAATCATATCCCACATGCGAACTTGATAAAAAACGTCGTGAAAATTTACCTTAGCATCAAATGCCATAGTAACTGCTAACTCAACGAGCTTCATTTTTTCCTCAAGTGCGTCAACAAGTCGCACGTCTTGAATATTGTATTCTACAAACTTTTGCCAATTTTTTGTATAAAACTCTTTGAAAGTATCAAATTCTGAGTGATCAAGTTTTTTCTTACCAAGTTCTACTTCACCAATATAATCAAGACGATAACTTTCCTGTGATTTATAAGTAAATTTCTTATAAAGATCTAGATAATCTAGAACAGTAATACCACCAATATCATAGACTAAATGATGACGACCAGCAAGAGTAATTTCTTCATTTGTAACAAGTCCCCACGGAGAAAGAATTTTTACCGACTTTTCTCCAAGAACTCTTGCAATACGTTTTGCAAGATATGGAATATCATATAATGTACAGTTCCAACCAGTAATTACTTCTGGACTATTGACTTGCCAATAACCTAGAAATTTATTGAGAAGATCATATTCATCTTTACATTCAACATATTGAACGTCTGGATCATCGTTTTTAAATTTACCTTGCCCAAAAGTAATAATTCTTTTGTTTGAATAATTTTGCAAAGTAATGCAAAGCATTTCTTCATCACATTTTGCAACGGTAGGAAATCCACGTTCAGATGCAACTTCAATATCAATTGTTACAAGTTTCATCTTTTTAAGATCAAACTCAATATGATCTTCGGGATACTTTTCAGAAATATACTGATAGATATATCTTGTATTTCCGTAGATCTCAAATCCTTCTACGTTCTGGTGTGTTTTGATAAACTCACGACAATCTCGTACACTACCAGGTTGAATGGACTGTACGTACTTTCCTTCTAATGTTTTATACTTAGTTTTATTTTGACTTGGAACAAATAATGTTGGTTCAAAGTTTTCACGGGTAATAAAACTTTTACCATTTTCAAATCCCCGAACGAGAAATTCGTTCCCTACCATTTGAACGTTTGTATAATACCTCATTCAGCAGTCAACGATTGATATTTGTCCAAATACTCCTTATTAGGATCTACAATAGTTAGAATGCTATCAGAATGAATCATAATTTCAGGTTGATTAGTAAACTCATTCATCCATGGAATCAAACCATTCTGAGAAACTATAAATGGTTTAATTAGTTTACAATCAGGCTCTCCAAGTTCTGATGATACTTCATCAACTCTAGCAATCAAAATAATATTAGTCTTCAAAAACAAAATTTTGATCATGGCAAAGACAACTTTTTCGTCTTTAATTCTACCACTGATGTACGCACTTTGTCAATGTATCCACTGTTACGTAGTTCTTTAAACACAAGATTTTCAAATCCATATTCTCCAAATTTATCTAAAGAAGAATTTCTTGCGGTATTTAACTTCTTTAAAATTGCACGAAGTCCAGTTTCATTATTACCTTGGATCAACGTATCAATTTTATTTTTAATGTTGTTTAATTTTTTTTGCAGTTCTGCTTCGTCAAGTTCTCCTTCAAACTTTTGTGGACTTTGCATCCACTTGTTTTTTAGTATACTAAAAACTCCTTGACTTTTTCTTCTGATAATACCAGGTTTTTCAATATAAGGTTCTACATCTGCACCATAAACTTTTACGTCATGCGTTAATGACCATAAAGTTTTTTTGTCCTTGAAATAATCATCTAATAGTTCAGGATCACACTGAGGAAGATACTTTGGATCAATAACTAAATGAACATCAACATCTGAATATGTCGTATAGTTATATCCAGCATTACCACCAAGCATCAATACATCTTTGATTGCCTTACTATCAATCCCAACGTATTCCGCAAAAGCATCAGCAAATTTAAAAAGGGCAGTTCTGATATTTGATTTCAGAACGTTGCCCTCCCAGAATGTTGGATTGAGTTGATCTCTAAATTTTAACGTCAGATTTTCATTTAGTCGTCTAAAATCTGACGCTGAAATATGTTTTATTATCCGACTATACAAAACACTTCATTCGTTTGAAGTATTTAGAGGTAATCTTTTCTCCTTTGTGCTTCAGGAATAATCTTCTTAAAGTTAACAGAAACCAATCCATCACTATGAGTAACCTTGTCAACTTCTAAGTTATTTGGCATTTTCCATACACGACTGAAGCGACGGAATGCTAATCCACGATAAATGTATTCAGTTTCATCATGAATGTCTTCACGCAATCCTTCAACGTAAAGAGTATCCTCTTCAGTGTAAACTTTGATCTCTTCTTTTTTGAAACCTGCTACTGCTAGTTCAAGACAGTATCCTTCCTTGGTCTTAAGAATATTATGTGGTGGATAACTTTTATTTGTAATTGCGTCTAGATACGTCCTGGTTTCAGGCACGCTAAGTGTAATTGAATGTGAACCAAACATAGTGACCTCTTTGAGCGTCTAGTGTTAAATGTCCCTTACGGCGACATTACTAATTATATACTAATCAATAAAAAAGCAGGTCGTAAAAACCCGCTTGTTATATTCGGTTATCCTGGTTCAGTTCGTTTTTTACCAATATTGTATTTGGTTTCCAACACCCATTCACTTTTTACCTTATATGGAATCACTTTGATTTGATTTAATGGTGCAATATCAGAAATAGTATCTGGTTTAATCACTTCAACCAATCCCCAGTCAGCAAGGAGTTGAATAATTCTATTTCTTCTATGCACATCATTGATGCTAAGATTTGTGCTTTTACCATCTAGTGCAAAAAGTTCTTTGAAATGAACAATATAATACTTACCCTGTTTATGCAGAATATGGCAAGATTGATATAATTTTTTTTCCTTTCTTGATGCAACACCGATCCTTGTTAGTGTCTCACGAACCTTGAGAAAATCATCAGGTTCTGCAAGAACAACTTCAACCATCTTATCAGGAGACCAATGATATTCTGGTTCAACGACAACACTCATTTTATTCCTCCAGTATCAAGTTTTTTTCCAATAAACGTTAGTTGATCTTCTGTTAGAAGAGAAAGAACTTGCCTGGCTTTTTCATTACTATAACCATAGTAAGATTTGACGCATTCAAGATTTTTCAATTCTTCCTTTTTAATCCACGGAGAAAATCTCCGTTTTGATCTCAAAGTATTTAGTAAAAAATCATACTGCAACTTTTTATTAAGATGATGATTAATGTTCATTTCGTTAGCAAACATCACAGCATCAACATGTCCAGATAAACATCTGTTAATAATATATGGAAGATATTTATTTTCAATTGTAGGATCTTCATCAATCAAATTGATCTTAGAAGTATTAATACTATTCAACCAGTCTTTTAGTTCTATCATCGATTTAGAATACGATCTTTCAATTCTTCACTCCAACTATCATAATATCCAGTTTTGCCTTCTTTCTGTGTGATTGATTATCAATCGGCATTACCCACCTAAGATTATCTACATGATTATTGGCAGGATTATCATCAATATGGTCAACAAATGCTGTCCTTCTAACCCATTCTTTAGCAGGTTCTGGAATTTCATTCCAACATGTTACAACTTGAATGGGAGGATATTCATCAATTGGTCTCCATGTCTCCATTACAATACGATGACGATCTATTGACATTGCTGGTGAATGTCCTTTACCTCTTGCCCGATGATTATAATCATCGAATAAATCTTTTGGTATAGAAAGTGTGTATGAATGACATCGTAATCGTCTTTGATCCATTGTCAATCTAGCTGACCATTTAACTTTTGCTTTTAAGAACCTTCCAGATTTACCAATGGTACTATAAACGTCACCATTTTGATTACAATAATAATTAGGAATTACTTTTCCATAACGAACGACTGGCTTAAAGTCAGAATTCAAATTAGTAATCATCTTTCAATATAAGATAGTGTGTGTGATTGTGAGTATAATTGATGAATAATAATATCGCAACTTATTTTTGGATTAGAATTTCCACAGGTATAAACATCTACTGCCGCTCTACCTTCTTCTGGCCAAGTGTGAATGCTAATATGACTTTCCGCAAGTAAAGAAATGACAGTGACACCTTGTGGATCAAACTTTTTTGAAATAGTTTGAAGTACAGTAGCACCACTTGCTATTGCAGCATTTTTTAATAATTCTATAAGGTATTGTTCATCGTCCAAAAGAACAAATGAACATCCATACAAATTAAGTAGATAATGCTTGCCCATCAAAGTAATTTAGAAGAATAAGTTCTTTTCGATCTTTCTGATTCATTAGGTAATCTCCAGTTGATCTCATAGTATATGTATGATCAAATTCAACTACAGACCATTTAGAAAATCTATCTTTGACCAATTGTGATGAATTATAACTAATCATCATATCCATATTAATAATATCACAAGCAACAGCAAACTTATCGTGATCAAATCCTTTGTGCATTGCTCCTCTATTGCCATAGAGATTATCCTTAATATCATAAGGAGGATCAAGATACACAAAAGAACATCTGTTTCCATCAATCAAACAATCATAAGAGTAATTAGTTATCCACCACTTTTCAATTATTTTAGAGTACTCTGGTAATTTTTCAATCCCTCTTTCTGAAAAATTACTGACTGATGCCTGAGCAGAAAAACTTGATGCTTCAGTTAGTCCACTAAAAGAACACTTATTCAAAATATAAAAAGATACTGCCCTATCAAAGTCCTTTGACTTCTTGTGAGCAAGACAGTCTTTTGCTTCTAAAAATAAAACTTTTGCCTTATCTGGATTAAAATAAGATTTTTTTAAACTCAAAAGTTCTTTTGATAACTCTTCTCCTTCATCTTGAAGAGTTTGCCAAAAATTTACCAGTGGTTCATAAAGATCATTGACCCAAATATTAAGATTAGGATACTGTTGAGTAACATAAAGTGCAACAGATCCTCCTCCAAGAAACGGTTCACGATACTCTTGGTACTTAGAAAAATCTGGAAAGAACTGATTTATTTTATTTGTTGCTCTTGACTTTCCTCCAGGATAACGAAGAGGTGTTTTCAGATTTGCCATAATCAAGAATTAGTTTCTTTTTGTCCGTAATGTAAAAAGAAATTTGTAGAAAAACTAATTCTTTCTACATCAGCATTAAAGGGATACACATAATGAATCAACCATGCTGGAAACAAATAGATATCACCCTCTTCTGGTGCAACAGGACCAAAAGTATGCATATTATGAGGAGCCCATTGACCATATTGCCATTCTACCATACCAGCAGTAGGATTTCTTCCTCGTTGTGTAGGATGTTTCCATTCATCTTTTAGTTCCTGTGGAACTTGTGCATAAACTATGCACGAAAAATCCCCTGCATGAATGTGAGGTGGATTCCATTCGCCTTTACGTTGAACATTGACCCAGGGACGATCAAGTTCAATACTATCCAATTTATGATCTTCTGGTGGGTTATATAATCCAACTTTACCCATTTGAATAAGGCAATCTCCAAGATACTCTTGAAGTTCGTTGACAGTATCAATTTCAGTATGAAAAGCAACTTCTCGATCAATGTTGCCTGCAAGAAGATGATTGTTTTCAATATTTGAATTTTCTGCAGCATCAATAATAACTTGCCGCAATTGTTCTGATACTTTGTTCTTATAAATTACTGGTCCAAAAGGACGAATAATATATCCAGGTTCAATAGTCATTTGAATTCACAATTACACATAATTTCAGTTAGTGCTGCCAGTAAATTAATTTCTTGATCAGCAACAAATGCAGTTTGATATTGATACTTAGCAATAATTAAAACTGCTTCAGGAATAGAATTTGATTTTAGTGTATCAAAAATACAATCGTAAATATTACGAAGAATTGTGTTTGGATCGTTATCCAAATTGTGTACAATCCACTTACGAACATTGGCAAATTCTTTTTTAGAAAGGTATCCAACAAGTTCTTTTGTATTAACATTAGACAATAAACTAAGAATGCCAGTGTCGATAGATCCACCAGCAGAATATCGTTGACATTCATTTAGAATACGACGCCAATCTGGAAAGTGTTGATTGATTATTTCAACAAGAACTTTTGGATCATGTTTGACACCTTCTGTCTCAAGAATAGTCCCGAGACGCTTGAAGAACTGTGCTGCGATTGCAGGTTTTTCTTTCCCATTGATGGTAAAATCAATCCCTGCACATCTTGAGTGTAGGGGTTCGATGATTTTGTTTTTGTAATTGCAGGTAAAGATAAAGCGACAGTTGTTATAAAATGCCTCAATATTTGCCCGTAAGAGGAGTTGTACGTCGTGGGTTGTGTTGTCAGCTTCATCAATAATGATGACTTTGTGCTTTGCGTCCATTGACGAAAGCGATACGGTCGAAGCAAAGTTCTTTGCTTGATTTCTAACCGTGTCCAAAAATCGTCCTTCATCTGATCCATTAATTACATAACAGTCTGTTTTTAGTTCATAGCACAATGCCTTAGCAACAGTCGTTTTACCAATACCAGGAGGACCTGCAAGAAGAAGATTTGGAATTTCTCCTTTAGTCACAAAGTCCTTTAGAGTAGATTTGATTGCATCAGGAAGAATACAATCATCAATTTTTTTGGGTCGATATTTTTCTACCCAAAGAAAGTCATTACGATCCATAAACACTATCGGGTTCAAGTGCGATAAAGTAAGTAAGATTATAACGCTCGCTGTAGAACCTGGCAAGTTTGCTCTTTGAGATTACAACTTCGTAACTGCCAGGAATTAATTTAATATTTTCAATCTTGAAATTAAATGAAAACTCAGCGTCAGTTTCTCCAACAACAATTGAATACTCATTAGAGGTATCGTTTTTACGATCACTGACAACAACTTTAATAACTCCTGCTTCACCAACAGCAGCAAGATCAGGAAGTCCTAGAATTGAAGAAGATTTCAAAATCTTTTGAAGTTGCTCTTCCTGAAGAATAAAACAAACATCTTCAGAAGGAAGTTTCATCTCACGATCTGGTGGTGCAATAATTACACTAGGATCTGAGAAAAAATACTTAGAACGATTTGCTTTACCTTCTTTAAGGGAAGCATAACTTTCTTCGCTAGACACATCAATATCAGGATCTTTGTAAATACAAATTGTGTTTAAAAACTGAGGAAGATCATAGATCGCAAAGTTTTTTGGAATATATTCTTCAATCTCAGCTTCCGCAAATACATTCTGCATCGGAGAAATAGTCCGAAGTTTTTTACCTTCTTTGAAGGATAGAGACTGATTGATTGAAGTAAAGTTTTGAAGAATTTTGATTGTCTTATCAGAAAATTTCATCGTTCAATATAAGGTTGAGTAGGTTGGTTATGAAGACCTGAAAAGTGATACAGAAGAATACAATAATGAATTGCTTTTAGTATATCCATTTTAGACTTGCCATTCTTCTTTCCAAAACGGGAAAGATATTTTATTGCATTGGATCGAGTAAACGGTTCAGCGTCTCCAATACTTTCAATTAAATCTAGAGTTTGAGTTTTTGATTGCTCCGAAGTGTAATGAGAATTGTAAGTACTTGCAAGATACTCTTCCAATACTTTGAGTGTTAGATCCTCACTATATTTCCAAAAACCGTTGTCAGACATCTCCATCATAATAAAGTTCAATTTAGATTATAGCACAATTGTCAAGAAAATAAAAATAAATACAAAAAATATCATTTACTATGATTGATCCAAAGTGTTTAAAAAAACAGCAATGTTTTGGGTTCTCTTCGCGGGGATTTATTTTGCCATGTTGTTATTACGACAACGAATACTCATTAAAATATGATGCTCTTCAGTTTGTTGAAGAAAAATTAAATTTAAATAATGTAAATTCAATTGAAGAAGTGTTCAACTCAAAAACGTGGCAAAAATTTTTTGAACAATTAGAAAATAAAAGTGAAAGTTTGCCTTATCCTTGCCATTATTATTGTAGTGATACTTCAACACCTAACATGGTTGTAAAATGATACCAGAAAAACTTCTTAAGCAAATTAATTTAGACATATCTAATAAATGTGGATTAGCATGTCCAGGATGCAATAGACAAAAATATTATGATGGAGATGCTAAAAAAATTCCAGGAAGAGATATAACCATAGCACAGATGAAAATAATTGTAGATTATTTTGATAATATAACATTCTGTGGTCAAGTTTCAGATCCTCTATACCACCCAAAGTTTTATGAACTATTAAAAATATGTGTGGATAATAAAAAATCATCTATAGTATATCATTCCTCAGTTTTAAAAGATAGGAAACAATACCTAAAACCGTTTTTACTTTCTAAAAGGGGTAATGTTAAATGGGTTTTTGCGTTGGATGGATTACCAAGTCAAAGTCATTTGTATAGAAAAAATCAAAATGGAGAGAAACTGTTTGAAATAATGAAAATGTGTGCTCAAATGGGAATAAAAACAGAATGGGATTGTATAATTTTTAATTACAATGAACATAATTTGCAGGAATGTGAAATTCTTGCAAATAAATATGGTATCAAAATAAACAAAAAAATTTCTAGTAGATGGTGGGAGAATTGTGAATCAATGCAAGCAGAAAACTCGGAGTTACGTTTTAAACCAAGAAGTTATACTCAAGATATGTTGAAAAAAGATCCTGAACATCCCTGGTATAGTTAATAAAAAAGGAGGTATTTTTTACCTCCTTTAAAAATATATCTACGCTATCACCAAACTCCAGGAATAATTTGCTTAGTCAATGCATAAGCACCAACAGCAGCAATAAAACCTAGCATGGCTAGACGACCATTTAATTTTTCGGCACGTTCAGCATAAGTTTCAACTTCATTTTGTTGCATGTCTTTCTCCGTAATGTACATTTTAGGTTCTTGGGCAAACACATTTTGTTCGCCGCGTTCGTTGGTTGTGATCGTCATTTGAGTATCATAAAGTTTTACAACAATATTATATTACAAATCTAAAAAGTTGTCAAGGTTTCAATTGACTGAAACCCTTGACCTTATGGAATTCTAGCACATTTTCAAACTTTTCGTGCAATTCATTTTTATGAGAAATGATAAAGATATTAGCATTGCTAACCACATGTCGAATAATTTTGAAGAATTCATCTGTTCCCAAACCATCTAGAGAACTATCAAATACTTCGTCCATGATCAAAAGATTTGTGGAAACACTGTTCTTCAATCTTGCAATTTCTCGCCAAGTAAACAATAATGATAAATCAATTCTCATCTTTTCACCTTCAGAAAAAGAAGGATAAGAAAAGTTTTCGTGAATTGGAGTTTTAATTTTTTCGTTGAATTCTTCATCTAACGTAAAGTTTATGAAGAAGTCCATCATCTGTAAATACTTATTGACTTGCTGATTGATTAGTGGCAAATACTTTTTAATAATACTACTCTTTACACCATCATCTTTGAGTAGAACATTTGCTTGAATATAGTATCCATAATCATCTTTGAGATGTTCAAGGTCTATCAGTAGTTGTTTTAAATTGGATTTGTATTCGCTTAGTTTTTCGTGTTCAGTATTTTTATTTTCAAGTCTTGTGGTAATAATTTGAATTTCTTTCTCAATAATTGATTTTGATTTAGTTGAGTTAGCAATACGAATGTTGATCTGAGAAATTTCATTTTGTAGTTTTGTAATCTCCATTTGAAGTCCGAAAAATGCTTTTTCACGTTCTTCTTCTTTTTTGATTGTGTCTTCAATTTCTTGAAGATTACTTTCATAAGAACTTAGGACTTGCTGGAGCTCTTCTGTTTTATTTACACGAAACGTTTCTTCAATTGTTTGTGTACATGTTGGGCAAACCGAATGTTCTTTAAAAAACTCCAAAACATCACTGGAGTTTTGTTTCTTATTTCCAATCTTACCTCGGAAAGTTCCAAGTTTACGAAGAGTATCTGAAGCATCCGAGTACTTTTCTATTTCTTGTTGTTTGTTTTCAACTTCATGTAAAAGACTGAAGACACTTTCATTGTACTTAGAAACTTCACTTTCACACTCAGTAATTTGGGTTTGTTTATTTTTGATATCATTCTGCCCAGTCTCTTCAATTTGCTTGATAAAGTTTTGCTGCATAATAATTTTATCAGCAATCCCTTTTTTTTTCAACTCCAATGTCTTGACAGTTTCTTTAGATTCTTTAATCTTGTTCTTCAAGATCTCAGACATTGAAGAAAAAACTTTGATATCAAGAAGGTCCTCAATCACTTCTCGTCTATGTGCTGCAGGAAGCTGCATAAATGGGACAAACGAGGCACTACCAAGAATAACGATCTGAGTAAATGACTTGTAGTTTAACTTGAGAATATTATTCTCAAGCATCTTTTGCTGATCCTGTGCAGAAGCATCTTCATTCATCTTTTTACCATTCTGGTAAATTTCAAAAATACCAGGTTTGATGCCACGAACAACTTTATATTCGTTATTGTTTACATTAAAATTAATCTCAACTACACAATCTTTTTCATTGGATGAGTTGATAATTTGATTTTTGTTGATCTTCCTGAATGGTTTATTAAACAACGAAAAACACAAAGCATCAAGAATAGTTGACTTACCAGCACCATTCTGTCCAACAATTAAAGTGTTGGTATTTTGGTTTAGTTTGATTGATGTAAACTGGTTTCCTGATGAAAGAAAATTCTTATAACAAATTTTTTTAAACTCAATCATTATCTCGTGGTGGAATTACAATGTCATCTTCAGTAATTATAGTATATCTTATTCCTGCGTTTTCACATGCTGCAATTGCAATATTATCATTGACTTTGATAACATTCATTTCTGGAGATCCATCTTCTTCCATTAGTATAGCATATCTTATAGCATCATCTTTTTCTTCAAACAAAAATACAATCCTTTCTCCAAATTCATCTTTTACTGAATATGCTCCTTCATCTTCTTTTTTTTTGATTGTAATGATATACACTACATAACCTCACACGCTTCCTGATAGATATTTTTAATTAGATTTTTAATCTTAGATTTATTTAGATTTGTCTCCAAATCATCAACATACTTATCAAGAAGTGTCATTGTATCTTCTGTTTGATTGACAATCTCATCATCAAAAGAAATATTATCAATTTTTTCTACAATCTTTACATCATATGGATTGACTTTCATCAGAGCATCTAAGAACCGATCATACTCCTTTTCATTACTCTTTTGCTTGACAATAACTTTGACAATCTTATTTGTATAATTCTTAAACTTAAACATTTGTCTAGGAGTATCATTATAGTAGATAATCTCATAAAGTGAGAATGGATTATCAACTGCTTCTAACTCATAAGTTTCAGTGTTAAAAATATGAAAACCCCTAGCATCATTAACATCATTCCAAAACATTTGGTAAGGATTGCCTAGATAAAAAATTCTACCATTATTAGATCTAGTATGATAGTGCCCAGAGAATACTCGATCAAACTTTTCATAAGGAAGAATATCTGCACCATCTTCCATAGTATATCCGTAATGTGCATAGAACCCATTAAGTTCTAAATGTCCCATGACAATTTTTGCCTTAGTATTATTAATAATATTGTAAGTAAACTCAGTATTATCAGTGTTTACCCAAGGAACAAATAGTATATTTAAACCACCAACAGTCAATTCTTTTGCATTAACAATAATGTTAATATTATTGTACTCTCGTAAAAGAAGATTGATAGTATTGATTTCGTTAGTATTTTTATAAAATGCGGTATGGTTTCCAACAATTGAAATAAGTTCAATTCCCATATCTTGAAGACGATCAAAGTAATTTTTCTTTGCCCAATCCAAAGACCAAAAATCAATAGTCTTACGACTGTCAAAAGTATCACCCATGTCGATAACAGTTGTAATATCACGTTTCTGTAGTTCTGGAAAAAAAACTTCATCATAGAACTTAAGAAAAAAATCATGATATAGTTTGGATCCTTTTTTGAACCCAAAGTGTTGATCTGTAATGATAGCTACCTTCATAGGTTGAAGCGATACTGTACTGCATCTTTGATAGAATTATACTCAGATGACTTACCATTTTGATCTGCAACAAAAACTTCGTCAAATCCACATTGTTCAATAATTTTTTGTTTGATCTCTAATTGTTTTTTTTCTTTTTGGATACGACGGAGGAAAGCAAAGTAAATAATCTGAGTAAAGTATGCAAAAGGATTGCTGGACTTTTCTGGATTGAAGTTATTGATGTACTGAACACAATTTTCAATACCATCACAAATCATATCGTCTTTGAAAATATAGTTCACAAAGTTTGGTTTATATGATAAGTGTGTTGCAATCTTTAGGAAACATTCTCCAAGATAATTGGTAATTCTTGGTTTTGGTTTTCCTAGATATTCAGCATCTTTAATATCTTGTTTGTAAGCAACAATTGCAATTAAAAATTCCTTGTTATTTACATAGTGTTCTGATTTTTTTTGTGTCATTATCATTACAAATCAACAATTCATTATAGCATATCTTGACAAGATATTCAAATGCCTGTATAATAACTCTGTTAGGGTTGAAATCAATATATCTTAGATACTTTTAATGTTATAAAGTTTCTCTAAAAGAACTCTAGCATTATCTACGGAAGAAACATATCCCATTTCCTTACTGATGTCTGGATGAGACTGTTTAAAACCTACATTTAGAACATGTTTGTACATTTTAATAATATCTTCATCTTTGATTTTACTAACTGTTATAATTTTTGAAGTTTCTAGAATAAAAGTTTGATCATCAGAAAACTTTATCCATGGTTCAAATTTATACCCAGAAATTATATTCGTTCCTCTGGAACGAATATCTAAACATATAATAGGATTATCTAATATTACATGTTCGGAATTTGTTCTATCAATAACTAACATACAAAGAACTTCTTCACCACTAATAAGTTTTACTGAAGCGTAAAACTCATCGTATAAATCATCAGATTTTGATTTGAATAATTTCATAATTAAATTTCTCCTCGTTATAGTATCTTATACGTTCGATGAGATGGTTGAGTGTATAGTTTGATTTTAATCCTTTTTTACAATCATCTGCTATATCATATAATGTTGCTTTGAGTTTGTTTTCACTTTTTCTTAGTACTCTACCAATTGATTGTAGTGTTCTAATTCTGGACTTACTTGGAGATGAAAAAATAACATTATGTAAGTTCTTGATGTTGATGCCAGTTGAGAATGTTCCAAAAGAAGCAATGATGATTGCGTTATTTTCTTTTTCAGTAATTTTTCTAACTTCTTCTCGTTCTTCAACGTCCACGCCACCGTGAACAAAGAATACTCTTCTATCACTAGTATTTATGAGGTCATAAAGAACTTGCCCATGTGTAGAAACCCGACTAAAAAGTACTAAAGTATTTCCTTTTAAATCATGAGCAAGATTTTTTATAAATTTGTTTCTTTTTTCATGCCCAATCAAATACTGAATTTCGTCTTCATAAGTTTCAAACTTTTGTGAATCGTGTTTTAGGAGAATAACTTTAATACCTAGTTTAGCTAAGTATCCAGCATCTTGTAATTCTTTTGTATTAATAATTTTGTAAGATGGACCAAACAATCCTTCAAGTACCCACTTATGAGTTTGTGTACCGTCTAGTGTTCCTGTAAATCCATAACGATATTTTGCAGCATCAAGTTTTGTCATAATACTAACCAATGACTTAGACTTAAATTGATGTGCTTCATCACCAATAACCACTTGGTAAGGTGTAAACCATTTACGATCTAATTTATAAATTGATTGCCAAGTTGTAATAACAACATTTTTATCTGTTATTTTTTCTTTACCCGAATAGATTTTGTGGCAGTTTTCTTCTGCATCCCATCCATAGTCCTCAAAGTCCTTGTACATCTGTTCTACAAGTGATGTAGTAGGAACAATGATTAAAATTCTTCGTCCTGCTTCTGCATGATATCTACAGACAGCATAGATCATTAAAGATTTACCAGACCCCGTAGGACTGATTAGAAGGCGTCTGTTACGTCTTAAGGCATCATAAATGCCCTCTAGTTGATAATCCCGTGGAGGGTGCTTAGAGACGCTTGTAACATAATCTTTAACGCCCTCTTCAGACACCATATCATTTTCCTCGTATGGTAGTCCATAAAATTTATTATTTTCAAATTCAAAGGTATAATTATATCTTTCACAAAAAACTTGTAATTTATCAATCAGTCCTGCATAAATTTCAGACTTTTCAATATTAAACAATCTAATTTTTCCATCCCAGTATTTGTTGCGATACTGAGGCATAAATTTTGCATTAGGAACATCGAATGTAAAATGATCCTGCAACTCATACTTGATATGAGGATCACATTCAATATTCAACCAAACTTCATTCTTCTTACTTATAATTAAATCAACCATACCCGGCAGTGAATCTTCTGAAATCAATTGCATTTTTGATTTGGTAAGTTCTGTTAGAAATTTGTTTTAAGATTTCTTCAAGATACTTCAGCATTGTGTCGTAATAATCGATTTTTAATCTTATCTTGCTAATTTTTTCGTCTGCTTCAAGATAAAGTTTTAAATCTTCTTTGTCTCTGACTTTATATGGAAATGGTTCGTCAATATAAACTTGCGTTTCCGCTTTCCCCATGTAAAATTTTCTACGTTCTAAAAGAATACTGCTATGTTGATGCTCTGCTTGTTTGCGAAGCAACAGTATAGTATTATATAGTTGGTAATATTTAGCGTGTAATTGAGGTATCTTTAGACTTTCAGTATCAAGTTCGTCTTGATTTACCACACTATCTTTTTGCCACATTTCCTGGATTACTTCCAGAGAAACACTAAACTTTTTTTCCATCAATGTCAATCAAATCAAAAATAGTATAACGGAATGTGCAAGTTGCAGTGTAGTATTGCTGTTCTTGCAACGTTGCATCGAAAGGAATTCCTGAAAGAAATATTGGAAATATATCTTTAAAGACTACCTTTCCAGCAGTTTGATAATTGCTATTCAAAATTAATAATGTAGCATCAGACCTTTCGCTGTACGGATCATTTGCATCTGTATTTGGATAAAATCTGTTTTTTGTTTGTAATTCAGAGTATTGTGCAATTGATTGTGGATATCCTAATGATGTCATCCACTGGTAGATTTGATGGTAATTTTCCAATTCCTCATCTACAATAAAATTGACTGACAGATCTTCATATCTAAGTTTGTCTCCTGGAACAGGAATGTCTTTTAGATATGTTGATTGCGTTGAACTACCCAATGTCAGACCTGGTAAATTTGCTTTGTTGCAAAGAAAATCTACCTTTGGACACCTATTGATAATAAGTTTGAATCCACCCAATGACAGAAAGTTTTTATTTGAAACTTGATGTAGGGTACACGGATTATTTGACAAGTCAACTTCCCAAGCTAGGATTATTTATAGGCAATAAAAAAGGATCTCCTTACAAAAGAAGATCCTAATGAATGTGATCCAAGATCACATTAGGTTTTGTACCTTTACTCTTCTGTAGTAACGGTTGGTGTTCTCAGCAATGCGACCTGCGCCAGCACCAGTTCCTTCAGCGAATGGGTTTGCGACCATGCCGTAGCGGGTCTTAAATCCAATCTTAGGCTGGAAGTTATCCTGACCAACTGCACGAACCATCTGAAGAGGAACGTATGGGCAATAGAATAGACCTGCATCATAAGGAGTTGAACCCTTATAACCCATGACGTAGTACTGATCTGCGGTTAGGTTTGCAGCGAATGGATCGATATAGACCTTGAAGCGACCGTTTAGAACACCAGCGAAGGTATTACCAGTGTCGTCAACCTGTAGGTTTGCTGAAAGTGCTGGAGTGTAATCCAGTTGACCAGCAGCAGCAAGTGCAGAAGCAACGTCAGCAGAACAAAGGATAATATTGCCCTTTCCTCTACGAGTTTCTTGTGCAATAGCGTTTGCATCACGCTCAAGTTGGAACATTAGTCCCTTGAACTTCTCAACCATCCAACGACCGTTGGAATCAACGTCTAGGTCAAATATACCAGCGGTTGCAACGTTGGTTTGAGCACCTGTTCTAGCAACCTTGTAGATTGTACGGATGATCTCACGGTTGATCTCAGCAAGAATTTCAGTGCTGAGGATATTTGCTAGTTCAGCTTCAGCATCAAGACCGTGGATTGCCTTAAGGTCTTGTGCTAGTTCTAGCGAGTACTCAGCTTTAAGTGCTCTTGACTTTGCGGCAACACTAACTTTCTCAATAGAGAAAGCCATTTCGCGGAAGTCGTTAGTAGCACTATTATCACCAAGTGTTTCTAGTGATTGGGTGTTAAAACCTTGACCTAGGTTGTAGGTATTATTTACGCCACCATTTAGGATCGATGGATTGGTGCCTGACTGTGCAGTTGTACCAAAACCAACGTTGGTGCCATCATCGGAACCACCAGTGTAGTCGCCTTGGGTAAGAGTTGCTGCAGAGTTTTGTGCAGAGAATGCAGAATCTGGTTCGTTGAAGAATGCTTCAGTACCGTTCTGGTTGTCGTAACGGGTTCTCATCGCAAAGATAAGACCTGTTGGACCGTTCATTGGTTGAACACCTGCTAGGTCATAGGCGACCAAGTTAGGCATTGCACGTCTAATCAATGAGATTAGAACTGGATCGAAACCAGCAACAGGTGATGCACCAGAACCACTGAAACCTGCATTACCTGTTGCAGAAGGGTCGGTGTTAATTGTTGGAGGTCCTTCAGTTAGAAAAGCACGCTCTTCTCTTAGAAATCTTTCTTGGTTTTCAAGAAGTTGGGCAGTAACTGCTCTTCTGTGGTTGTCTTTGATTGAATCAAGACCTTGTGCCTCTAGAAGAGGAGCCCACTTCTTCTGCAGTGCAGCAGAATTGAACATGATAGTTTACTCCGTTTTGGAAAGTGTTTAGTGTTTAGTGTTTACAAAAAAATCAATTAGTTGAACTTAGTCAATGCATTGAGATATGCAGACATTACTGGTGATACATCATCAGCAAGTGCATCCTCTGAAATGACTTCTTGTGAATTTAATACAGGCTTAGAAGCAAAATATGCTTCACGTAGCGTAGCAAGTTTTTCACGATATTGTTCTTCACTATCAAACTCAACACCTTCAGCAAGACTTGCTAGTTTTTCCTTTTGGGAAAGAGCAAGACCTCCACTTACTTCATCTAGGATGTTGTCAGAAACAGATTCCGATAAACGCTTGGTTAGAGCAATATTGGTGTCGATCTGTTCGTTGAGTTTTGTCTCCATTTCATCAAGTTTCTCGACCATAGCCTCAAGAACATTATATTTATCTTCAGGGATTTCTACATAATGTTCTTCAAAAAGGTTCTTAAGACCAGTCATAAAGGACTCCGAGAGTTCACCTCTTAGTCCTGTCTCAACTTGTAATTCGTTTTCGTTGATCCACTCATTAGCAACATACTCTAGATATGAATCAACACGCTCGGTTAGTTCGCTCTTGATTGCTTCTACTTGCTCAACAAGAACTGTAGCATAACGGTTTTCTAAAGTTTCTTTCAGAGAACCGATTTTTGAACGAACAGCTGCTTCAAAAACTGTCTTTGCTTTATTTTGAAATTCTTCGGAAAGATCTTCGCCTTTTAGAAGTGCTTTTACATCCTCTTCAAGATCTAGTTCTTCTTCTTCTTCTTCCTCTTCAATTTCTTCTTCAACTTGATCTTCTAATTCTTCGGTTTCAGCAATTACACTTTCGTCTTCTTGCTCAACTTCCTCATTAGCACCACGACCATATCCAGTTGCTTTTAAAGCAGCAGGACCAGGTAGTTGTATTTTTCCAGAAGCACCTTTGAATTGAACATCACCAGATTGAGCAAAAGATGCAGAAGGTGTTTTCATCTTATTGCTATCGTCAGTTGGTCTTGAATTTTGCGGAGTTGGACCACCAAGATTCTCGATAGAACTAGTATCAGGTACATAGTTAGACGCTTTTGGCATCGAATCAGCAGCCTTAGCACCACGGGTTACCTGGTTTTCCATCTCATGTAGTTCGTTATTAACGGTCATTTTTTCTTTCCAAGAATACCTAGAATTTCTGTTATTATTTATAAATTATAGATTTGATAGGAAGTTTGCAAAGAGACGTAGTTTATTTGCCTCTAAAATGTCCTGATCTACTAAAGTATTTATTGTCTTCTTTATTTGCTCACAATGAAGTTCACGTAATACTCCACCGTCCCATACCCATTCTTTACCTTCCATAATACCATTAACAAATGCATCAGGTGCAGAAGGATCTGAAACAATGTCAGCAGCAGTCGCTAACATAAAGTCTTCACCAACGTAATTGATACCATTTTTCATATAAATGGATCCCATTCCTCTAGAAGAAACTCCTAGTTTTACACCCTCACCAATAAGTGAAGATGCAATCTTCCCCATTGGTGTACTCAGGATTTGTGCTTTACCAACAAAATTATTTCCTTCTTGTGTTAGTGCAACAATTTTATGTGATACACGATCAAGATTAATTTGTGGACCATCAGGATGTCCAAGTTCTCCAAGAGCACGACCTTTATTAATAAAGGATTCAGTATATCTCTTTACTTCATTCATCATTATCTGAAGTGGATAGCAACGTTTGTTGCGATTAACTACTTCAGCTTGAAGGAATGGACCTTGAATGTAAAGAATTTTCTTACCATTTTTTTCTTCGGTAATAACTTCTACTGCTTCGATTTCTTCGGAGATTAATTTCATGCTATTTGAACCTCGTGGATGAACATATCACATCCAGAAACATTTTCTGGTGCAAGAACAAAAACTACTGATTTTGCTGCAGTTGCAAAACCAACAAACGCATGATGACCAGAACTTGTATTTGCATTCACTGTAACCGCCATTGTGTAGTTATTCCACTGTTGCGGACTTGAAATTGCAGTGATTTGTTTATGTAAAAGTGATGTTATATATGTAGATCCAGCGCCTACTAGTTGAATATAATCACCAACTCTCAATTTAGTATCTGGATGATCTAATGTTAGAACTGTTGATGCTCCAGTAGTTATGCCAATAACTGTCGATTGTGCTGGATGTCCATAACGATAAAGAATTGAATCTTCTCTGTTTACAAAAATAGATCCAATTCCAGCATCTGTTGTTGTATTGCAAATTCCAATACTACCACCACCTCTTGTTGTCGAAGCTACTGATAAAATTGTACCAGTTCTAATAATAAATGGATTTGAAGTTACTGAACTTGCATTAGCGGCAGATAACTTTCCAACAGTTTGATATAACTTTAATGGTTGAGATGCGCTCATGCTTCCTCTTCGTTTTCGATTTCATCTTCAATATTATCATCTTCTCCAAATAGACCAGAAGCAACTGCTGGTTTTAAAGTATCAACTTTTTCACTTGTTTTTGCAAACAAAAGACTTTTAATGTAATCGGAAATTTCTGATGACGGAGCATCAGAAACTAAAATATCAACTAATTCTGCAGAATTCATAATTTGTAAAAATGCCTATATTTATTTATATCTTAGCTTTTTTGATATTTATTGACGGTGCTTTAGTTGATCCACCGTCTTTCTTGTTATCTAGATTTGGTTCCATTTGTTTCATACCAAGATCATTTTGCATTTGACCTTGCATAATTGTATTTTGAGTTTCTAATGGAATTCCAATACCTATTTGATTTTCATTTTCCATCTCTCCTTCCATTTCTATAATTTCTTCATCAGTTTGACGAAGAACCTTACGTTTTACATAATCCCTAGAATAATAAGTTCCAATATATGGTTCAATAGCAACCATAAGATTGAGACGTTCATTCATTAATTCTGTATTTTTTAATTCGGCAAAATGATTGTCGTAAATATAATCAAATTGAATATGTTCTGCCATTACCTCCCAATCTTCTGGAGTTACAATATTTTTTAGAATAAGTTGTGTTTTAAGAAGATCTAAGAATAATGCACTAAAACGTTTTCTTAAACGACCTACAAACTTACTAAACATCAATTCATCACGAAGAATTTCTGATGAACGTCCTAGATTGAAACCACTATCAGATCCAATTCTACTATCAGGAACATTTAAAGATCTATAAAGTTTTTTTTGAAAATAATCAACGTCAGTAAGTTCACCAAGATTTTGTCCACCAGGAAGCGTAGTAATTTCTGTTCCACGTCCACCTTCACGACGAGGTAGCCAGAAATCTTCTAGCATGGACATATGCTTTTTATCATCTTTAATTTCACCAGTGTTTGCATCGTAAACAAGTTTGTTACGATAACGGCTCATAACATCACGAAGATATTGTTCTGCTTTTACTTTTGGTAAATTGCCAACATCAATATAAAAAATACGACGTTCTGGAGCACGAGACAATCTATAAATTACAAGACTATCTTCAATCATGCGAAGTTGATTGAGAGATTTAATTGCTTTATGTAAATATGATAGTGTTAAATGTTTATTTCTATCTACAAGTCCTGAAGTTACATGTGTAATTGCATCTTTTGCAATTTTTATACCCTTTCCGGTAATTGATCCATATTGTTGGGCAACACCTTCTGGATAATATGTATAAAATTCTACTATATCAGCATCTTTAGTAGTTGTTACATCTTCACTATAAGGTCTTGCTGGCAATGCTTTTTTATCATTGGGACGAACTCGCATAAATTTTATCTTTAAAGCATCAATATATCTTACTTCTTTGATACCTTCATCAGGTTTTTCTAAATCAATTACTTTGTGATAATGAATTTTACCATCAACATACCAGTTGCGAAAAATTTCGTGTGATTTTTTATCAAATTCAAGTAAATCTTTTACGTACTTGAACTCTTGTCTAATTACTTTTTTGAGTGAAGCACCGATTTGAAGATTATCTAAATCAATTTCAACAGGACTATCATTTAAATCTGAAACAATTGCTTCATTTACAACATGTTCAATTGCAGTATCGCATTCTGGATGCAATGACATATCACGATATTTTTTAACAATATCAAATTCTGTTCTAAAGACACCTTCAATATCTACATATTGTCCATAGAAACCTGAAGAAAGATAATAGTCAGATCCATCCTCATTGTTTGGAGGAACTGGACTGACTATGCCTTTAGACTTATTTTCCTGATCGTCAATTGAAAAACCAAAAAGTTTCGCCATCAATATAATAAACTGTTTTGACTATTTATCAGACTACGGAATCTGTATTTGAACCCGTATAAGCTTCCCACCATTGAACTTGCAGTGTTACCGAAAATTCTTCAATAACGTCAGCAGTGTCGTAAGAAAGTTCAATAGCACCAACTGAACTTGGCCAGCATCCGTGCATCTTGTATGCACGCTTTACTGGAATTGGTGTAGCATTTTGAGAACCAGGAGTAGGAACGGTTTCTGCACGTCCTAGTTGAGATACAACCCAATCAGCAAAATAATCTGCTGGGTTTATTGTACCCGAACCATCAGAAATTTTGGTGATGTAGTTTGACCACTTTTCAAATGCTTCTCTTAGTTTGAAGTCAGCATCGTTGATGACTGTAATTGTCCATGGATCAATTCTTTTATCACCAGCAACTTTGAGTTGTCTACCACGAAAAGGAACAATAACTTCAGCAATATTTGATGCTGGAAGTTGAGCACCTTTGATGAGCATTCTATATGAAGTGTCACCAATCTCATCAAAAATTCCATTCCCTGATGGGAAATTCATTTCTACTTCAAAAAGATTTGCTCTAGCACCACCTTGAACAAGTCTTGACTTGAAATTGTCAATTGTTCTTCCATTATTAGGAGTATTAAAGATGTTTGTGTTCTGTAATGGCATTGTTTTATTCTCCTAGTATCAAACGGTGCCGACGATTTCGGAGAACGAAACTCCCGTTCTCGTGGCGACGAACGTTAGACCGATAAAATTAATCGATCTTGCTGGCTTCACGTAGATGTCAGCGATAAACTCATTACGATCAATTACGTCAGGTGTGTTATTTGTTTCGTCACAAACAACAAGGAACTCAGTTACACCTCGTTTCGCTTGAACATCACGTAGATATGGTTCAACGATATTTACAAAGTTAGATCTTGTTCCAGCATCATTGAGTTCAAATAATTGTGCTTTAGCAGCATTTTCAATTGCTTTTTCAATGGTGATGAATAAGCGTCTTACATTGATGCGATCAAATGCACTTTCAAATCCTAGTCCAGTCTTATCTCCGAAGAGAATAATTCCAGAACCAGGTGATGCGATAATTGGATTGATCCTGTTTGAATACAATCTATCTCTTGCATCTTGTCCTGGGTTAAACGCAAGTTTGACTGCAAAGTTTAGAGAACCTCTGCTTGTTCCTGCTGGTGAGAACCAAGGGAATTGATCTCTATCAGTTCTTACACATAGACCTGCTATATCGTTTGAACAAGGAATATATATAAATCTCTTATTGAAACGATCATAAACGTATTGATAGCTATTATCAAATACGACGTAAGAAGACGATGAAAGTGGAGCAAAGAATGATAGAACATTCGTTAGTTGTGTACTTGTGTTTGTAACGTTTACAACACTATCTCTATTTGGTGAAATAAATGCGACACAATCCTTGCGTTCTTCACATATTGAAATTAGTTTATTTGCTTTTGCTTGTTCTTCTTCCTTAGATTTATAAGCACCGCCCTGTAATAAGAACCTAATATCACTATTTACAGGATCTGATAACAAATCATATGCAGTTAGAAGATCTCCAAGTGGAGCATCATAATATCCAACTCCTTGATAATCCTTACCACCTGTTAGGCTGTAATTAGCATTTCCCAGTGAGGAGAATGTAATGTTTTTTGCTTCCTGTCCCCACGAACCAGCAGATGCTGTTATTGCAATAACACCAGTACTAAATCCACTAGGACGTGATCTTGTTCCCCAGTAAGTATCAGTTGCATTCACTGGAGATAGACCAGCGTAGATATACTCAGAATTTACTGCAAGATAATCTTCATAGTAAATTGACTTCTGTGGAGAAACTTCAGCATCTTTTGCTTTTGAAAGATTACCAAATTTTTCTAAAATTGATCCAACAGCACCTGTTACAGAACCAGAAGCATCAATGACAACTACATTTAGTGCATCGTTGCGTCCGTTTCTTTGAGCAACATATGAGTTAGTTCCTGGTTTTGCAAGAACCGATCTCCAAGATACTGTTACTGCATCAGAACCACCATCAGCAACGCTCGTTAAAACGTTCTGTTGATCATACCAATCAGTTAGTGATTTGCCACCAGTCATGATGCCAACATCACCTATGGTAGAAGATGAGAAACCAATGTTAGCAGTAGTGAATTGATATAGAGAACCAGATTGATAATCTACTGCAGTTTCAGTTCCAAATCCAGATACATAAGTTACAACTTTTACATCAACAAAACTTGCTCCGATTGCAGTAACAACACCCTTTAGATATCCGCTTGCCGCTGCAGTTGTACCAATACCAATTGAAACACCACTCAATGTTTGAGTTACTGCATAACCAACTTGAATTCCATGAAAAGCGGTAGTAATACCAGTAGTTACAACAACTGTAGTTGAAATTCCAGAAATTCTTTGATCTGCCGCCGCATCAATTACACAAACTTTGAGATTTTCTGCCCAGTTTCCTGGGTTCTTTGCTGCCCAGTAAAAAGAAGTATCTGAAGTGTGGTTGTTATTGTAATCATCAAAATTATTAATACTTAGAGATGTTGTTGATGCAATACCAACACCAGCGTTTGCATTGGTTAGTTGTCCACCGCCTGCTCTAACTACATCTAACTGACCACCATACGATAAGAAGTTTGATGCTGCGTACCAACTTTCGTAATGATAGTCCGTTAGACCAACACCAGGACCACCAAAAACTTCTACTAATTCCTTTTCGTTTGTAACTCTTACTATTTCATTGACAGGACCCTTTTTAAAAGGTGCAGCAATACCTGCAGAGACGTTTAGTGTTGCATTTACGCCGCCACGGGTTAGATCTACCTCTCTTACACGAATACCTGGAGATGCTAACTGAAGTGCCATTCTATACTCCCTACAGTAACCCTAATTTTAATCTAAAATTATTTATAAATTCTCAAAATCACTCATACTCCCACATGTAAGATTTGTCTCCATATTCATCAACTTTCCACACATCACCATTTTTATCAATTTCATTATCAAAAATATCTAACCCATCACTAACAAACCCAAATGGTGCCATATCTTGTTCAATTTGATTTCTTTGATCTTCATAAATTCTTTTACGAATATCCTGATCCGTCATTTCTTTAAAATACTCTTGAGCAACTAACCATGAGAATATTACAAGACACATTGCCAAATCATCATTACATCCTTCTTCAGCCTCAAATGACTGTTTTCTTTGAATGAATGTAGTTAACTCACTGATTGTCTCATAATCTGTTATAATAAGTTTGTTATCTTCAATTAAAGTTTTTAGATTTGAACATCCTACTTTTTTTGTAGTCGAACTCATCTTTACTCCAAGTTGAGTTTTCTTTCCGGAAAATCCAGTTCCAACAATTTGTCCAGCACGTCCACGCATAGAACACATTAATATATTTTCATATTCAAGATCAAAATTTAAAATTGAAGCAACTTGATCTCCAATATCATTAACTTCACATAAAATGTATGCATTATTATATGCTCTTGCTACTTCTTCAATGACTGATGGAAATAGCATTGGTTTAATTTCATTATTTCTATATTTTGCTACAACTTTATATGGGAACGTAGTAATATCAAATACTATAAATGCTGAATAATCTTTTGATACTCCACGAGCAACGTCAACAGTAATAATATAATCTCGAATTTTATCTGGTTCATTATATACATACAGACTTCCGTTAGTTTTTACTGGATCATCATAAACCATTGATTTTAGTTTAGATGGTGCAATCAAAGTATCAACTGATCCTAAAAATTCACATTCAAATTCAACCCTAAATTGTTGTTCTGAAGTATTTGCAATTGTAGATGCTTTCCATTTTGTATCTCTACCTGGAACTTCTGACCAATGAACTTCTATTGGAATATATTCATTTCGCTCTCTTTCGGAATCATGCCACAACCGATAAAAGTGATTCATACCGTGAGGGGTAGAAACAATAATTACCTTTGTAGATTGACCAGATGAAATAGTAGGATAGACAGAAGCGAAGAACTCGTCAGCAATATGGTTAGGAATGAACGCAAATTCGTCCAAAAATATAATATTGTAAGATCCCCCACGAACAGCAGAGGCAGAAGTAGAAGCAGCAATAATTTTTGAACCATTTTCTAACTCCATAGATCGTTTGTTCCAGGCAATAATACCTTGTTGCATCCATTTTGGAAGATTTTCATAAGCAAGTTGAAGTCTACTTAGTAAATCACCAGCAGTAGATGCTTTGTTTGCTAGAATTGCAATGTTTACATTATCATTGAAGACAGCATAATGTAGAAGATAAGAAACACAAGTTGTAGATTTACCTGTCTGACGAGGCATCTTACAAATATTGAAACGGTGAGCATGGAAGTTCCTAATAAGTTTCTCTTGGAAAGGATACATCTCAAAAGGAACTAGACCATGATCAAGAGAAACAATTTTAATATAATTTCTAGCAAAATATACTGGATCTTGTTTACATCTAAGAAACTCAAGAATTTGCTCTTCAGTAAATTCAATTGCAGTATTTGCTTTTTTTAAATTGGGATTACCAAGATAGATATCAGCTGCCATAATATATCTCTATTGTATTAGTAGTTCCATTTTTAAATAAGAAATAGATTTCTCCAAAATATTTACATCATCGAAAAAATTACCTAATCCTCTGTTACAGTGATTGCAAAGCATTCCTCTAAATTTTCCTGTATTGTGGTCATGATCCATAACTAAAGATTTTGTTTTACCAACATGCTTATTGTTTTTAGTACCACCAGTGTCTTCTTTACCACATATATTGCATTTGGTTTGTTGTTTTAATTTTCGCACCTCATCGTCTGTAAGTTGCCCCCTAAACTTACCCCAGTTTATTTCACTTCTATATGTAGCTCTACAAACTCTACACCAACTATCTAAACCATCTTTACATTTATTATGAAGTGGGAAGTATTCGGATGTTCTTGGTTTTAAATTCTTACATCTAGTGCAAATTTTTTCCAACACTTTATACCATTTTATTTTGTTTTATTAATGAAAAGGTATGAAAACTAACAGTTCCAGGCTCTCAAACTTTTATTCACTCTGCTATTGGGGTCGTTTGCTGTTTTCTTGCTAGTAAGTTTTTTCTTTAAACCTTTCATTCTGGCACAAAAAGAATTTCTACGTGAACCACCTTCTGGTTGAGGTGCTTTCAAATCACTACCAGGATTCTCACGTTCGTATGATTTACGACCTTTTTCATTGAGACCACCTTTTTGATTTTTTCCTTCTTTACGTTGCCAAGCAGCAACTTCGTTTAATTTTTCTTCCTCATTGCCGATGCTATCATTACTGATCTGCCTAAAATCACTAAAAGAAAGTAATTGTTGTGTGTCATAACTTTCCTTTGTAGAGGTCTTCCATCCACCACCTTTGGATTTATACCATTTGGCAGCCCATCCATTAGCATAAGCGGATGGATATACATCAAATTTTGCTCTTGCCTGGGATTTTGCTTTAGACCATAGAGAAGGATTGGTCGGAACATTTTTTTCCATAATATATTCTTCTCTTGGTTCATACATTGAAGTAAAACCACTCACTGTAGTTTTTACTGCAGACTTTGCAGTTTCACCAGATTTCTTTAGTCCCTTTTTCCATTCTGGTTCTCCTGGTTTTTTTGTATTAAACGGTTGTTTATTTGTTTCACCCGGAACGTTTTTAATAACATCCTGAACTCCTGTTTTAACTGTATCAACACCAGATTTTACTGTTTGTCCTGCTGCCTGAACTCCTGTTTTAACTACTCCAATACCAGATTTTACTGCTTGTCCTGCCTTTGCAACACCTTGTGCAATTCTTGATATTGCTGAAATTCCCCTTACAATTGGAGCAGCAAGTGCAATCATTTCATCAAGTTCTGTTTCTTCAGGGACACAGTTAGGAACTGTTCTTGTTCCTTTCTTCTTTAATCCAACTTGTTTATATCCTTTCCAACAAGCTTCCATAAACTCTTCTGCAGTTTTGACCGGATGTGATTGTCCAGCAAGTTTTAATAATTTGATTTTTAAATCTGGAGTTTTTGCTGACATTGCAGTATTTACTCTACGATCAAATTTTTGATATTCTTGCTCCGATTGCTCATCAATTTTGTTAGATGACATGATTGGTTTTCCTCCTTTTCCTGAACGGTCTGCTACTGGATCTTCTTTACGTTTTCTTTTGACTGCTGTAGCAATCTCATTTTTACCCATTTGAGATGCTTTTTCTTTAGACAAACATTTTGGTTTTGGTTCACCAGGTTCACGAGCACATTTACCAATTCTTTCACCTTTTGTATTATATTTATCCCATCCACCACCACCTACTCCACCCTCACCACCCGTTCCAAACCACTTTCTCAAATCTTCTTTAACTGAGTATGCTGCAGCAGCATCCATATTATGATCAGTGTCAGTAATCTTTGCTTGAATCCAAGCAGGAATATCTTTTTCTTTCTTGCCAAGTTTTGATTTTAGTTTTTTAGCATTGGCAATAGCATTGTCAAGTTGACTACTCGCCATTGAAACTTCGTGATCCTTCACAATAAAAACTAAGTATTACTTATCATTATTTAGAAACCCTTGCTTTAACATCTTTTGAAGATCTGCAGTTGATCCAATAAAGAGTGCATTATTAACTGTTTTTGGACCATTACTTTGTGGTTTTTCAATATCTTTCATTTTCTTTTGAAGTTCAAGCAACTTGTCCGTTACGTCACCAACAGACTTGATCAATTGTCCTGCAACTTCAAATGCCCTTGGGTGTTGACTATCTTGAGCTAATTCAAGTATTCCATTAACTGCTTCTTGACCTTTTTCAATAAGAGTATATAATTGTTTTCTACTATATTCATAATCTTTTTGTGGATCATCAGGAGTTTCTACTGGTGGTTTTTCTTTAACAGTCTCCACTATCTCCGCTTTTATGTCAAGCGCCTTATCAATAGCATCGAAAGATTTTTCCATAAATTATACATCATTTCCTTGACTTGAACTAAATGACTTAAAATCTTGGAAGAATGTTCTAGTTTCATTAAAACCAAAGTCATCATCAATATCAATCAAAGCGTCATCATTAATTGTAATGCGATCAACTTTATCACCAATGTAATGTTCTTGAATTGATGAACCATATTGTCCTCTGGATACAATAATGTTTGTTCCATCAATCTCTTCAATTCGCATTACCTCTTCATTGACTTGAATATATTTTCTAACTTCTAATGAAGCAGAACTTGTAACCTTCATTAATGTCTTAGAAGTTTCTAGTGTTGCTGTCAATGCAGTTGTTTGATCATTAGTATAATCTTTTGTTGCAGCAGGAGTTGCAACATATCTAATTTCTCTTGGTGCTCTAATTGCAGAAGCATAATCAATCTGAACTCGTTTGATGATACCACCACTTTCGTCAGTTGGTAATTCGCTATAGAAATATGTCTTTGCAGTAAAATCTAAATCATACTGAATAAATCTTCTTTTATCAAAAGATCCTTCATATTCATCTTTAAATGAAATATTATTTAATGTAAATGGAATATCTCTTACTTCGTTAATTTCATCAATTAGTTTTACTGAAACTGAAAATGATGGTTGAAAGAATGGTAGAATTTGCTCTAAAATTTGTAGAGCATCATCTTGCAGTTTAGATGCAAAACTCAACCTAAATCCAATATCATATGGAACAGGCATGAATACTTTTTTAATTTTATTATTCTCTACTCCACAAAATTTTGTTATTGGAGATGCCTTTCTAGAAGGATCATAACGATATGATATAATTTCAAATGCTAATCTTGGTAATGTAATAGCAACAGTTCTATCAAAGTTTGGTTGCTGTTCAACTCTTGCTAAGAATTTTTGAATTGGTCCATAAGCAATTGGAACTTTGATAATACTCAGCGTTTGATCTGTGTCATCTGCTTTGTGTTTAATTTCAATATTATTGAACAGTGTTCCAAAAGCAATAACTGTCTTTTTAATAATTTCGTGATAGAAATATGCTCCTAACATTTATTATATCTCACCAAATGGATTGTTTTCAGAGAAATCAAGAATTGTACTTGCTGCGGATTGAATTTCTTGATTTTGCTCAAATGGATCGTCATCATCATAGTTGATTGTATTTAGGATGTACGCAACACTACCAAATGTAGTTCCTGCACCAATGATCATTTCACCTGGAGCAAATTTACCAGTCAAACTACGTGCTCTCATTGTTAGAGTTGGTTTATCCCAAGATGCTGTAATTGCAGTTGTACCAGTAGAAACTCCCCTTATAATATCTCCAAACATATATGTTCCCACACCAATAGTTCCTGCAGCAGATACTGTAATTGTGGGTACTTGCGTATATCCATAACCCGCATTAATAATTCTGATTGCTGATAGATTATTTTGCGTATTAAGAACTGCAGTTCCAATAGCGGTAACTCCACCAGAAGGTGCATTAGTAAATGTAATTGTTGGTGGTAAGACATAGTTTTTACCACTAGTAGTTATTGTTACGACGCCAACAGAACCAGTCGTTCCAATTCCAACTACCGCAACCGCACCAGTTCCATTTCCATCTGTAGAAATAATTTGAACTTTTGGTATTGTTGTATATCCATATCCAGTATTTGTAACATAAATCGCTTGTAGTGATCTTGTACCACTACTATTTTCTGTAGTAATTGCAACTGCTTGCGCTGTTCTACCTATACCTGGAGGAGCAATTCTAACTGTGGGATCTGCAGTATATCCCGTTCCTTCATTAAGGATATTAATCGTATGAACGCCACCATTAACTAGAGATGTAAATGCAGCAGCAGTTGATCCAATACCAACAAAAGTAAGAATTGCATTATATCCAAACGATCCAAATTCATTATCAATTTCAGTAATTTGAGTATCTATAATTTCATCTTCATATTCAAATGCTTCACACTTCAAAAGGTATGTGTAATTTTTTTGTAATTGAAAAAATGCTGGTTGATCATTATCAACAAATTTGATTTCAAAAAGAGTATCTGATAATGGGAAGTATAATAAATCTCCTTCTAATGGTCTAGATGGATTATTTGGTAAATTAGTTACATTTTCTAGCAATGGAGTAATGCTATCTTCAAACCTTCTTTGTGAAATAACAATTTGCATTTCTGCAGTTGTTCTAACACCAAATTTTGTTAAAATGCTTCCAGGATCACCAAATCCTTCATAACTCTGAACATATCCTTCAATAGGAAAAGATTTATTAAACTTTGAAGTCGAAACTTCACGCATTATAGATTTGGTATTTACAAAAATTCTTGGTAAGTAAATAAATTCAATACCATGAATTTTGATGTGCTCATCCATCAACTCTTGCACAAGAGTTTGTTCTGATTTAGTTCCTTGCGTAAAAAATGGATTAAGCATTATCCGATCATATCTAATGGAGGAAGTTCATAATCATAAGTCATTCTTTCTTCTAGTTTTTCTAATTCTCCTAAGGCATCTTCATAAATTTCACGACCATTCAACTCAATTCCACCTGGAAGTTTTACTCCCCTAAACTTGATTAGGTTTTGCCCCCATTGTCTTTTCATCAAAGCAGTAAAGTACTTCTTCAAAAATGGATCATTATAAACTTTTGTAAATTCATTTGGATTTAGAACTCTATAGCATTGAATAATAATATAATCATCAACCTTCATACTAGAATAATCTGTGTCTAGGTATAATCTATTCTGTCTTCTATTGAACCTAATTTGTTTATCTGGATGTAGAATAAAATCTATATCTTCCAAATATCTTTTTGTCATAGTATAGTTCAATAGTTCAGTAGAACTAAACCAATAAATATCATTCAAAAATAATTGATAGTTTACACTAAACATATTCGTGCTAATTGCACGATTATCTAATTTCCAAACTTTTTCAATTCCAATAACTGCATCTGGAACTTGAATAAAGTTTTGATTTTCTTCAAAGGAGAATGTAGTTGTTCCTATGCCAGTTATATTTGATGTCCCTGTTGATGTAGTAATTCCTATTGATTTATTTGATCCTCTTGCTTGAATTGAATCGATAAAATTTTGAGTAATTTTAAATTTCAAATACATCAATTCGACACCATCCATATGTCGATTTTGATAAATTTGAATAGCATCATCAATCAAATCTTCAATTTGCTCATCGGCAAGATTAATCTCTAATACAGGATACCCAAGTTGTCTTTTTGCGTAGTTTACTAATTCCTGTCTAGAAGCAGGGTTTGCCATTGATATATCTACTTTTTTCTATTTATTATGTTCTTGTAATAACGACATCAACTTCATCTCCATCTGTCAATGCAGAAACAAGGTTAATAGCAGGGGATCCAATTGTATAATCTTGTGTGTTTTCTAATCTAAAACCATTTAAAAATACTTGAAGATTGCTTGAAGTAATATCAGCACTTGTTGGGGTAAATACTGTTTGTCCTTGAATTGATGTGAAATAATCTTCAGCAGTATCGCAAACCAAGTCAACTTCATCTCCAGCGGTTGTTGGAATTATAAATGCAACAGATGAAGATGCTCCATAATCTATAGTCTTTCGTAACTTGATACCATTGACATATACTTTGATGTTTGAAGCAGATGCAAAAGATCCGCTTGGATTAATTATTATTTGTCCTTGCGTTGCAGTAAATATCTGTTCTTCTAAAGTATTTCCAAAGGAAACTATAATATTGACACGATCATTAGCAGTTGCACCACTAACTAGCGTAACAGTTGATGGTGCAGTTATTGTGAAATCTGTAGTTGTTCTAAGTTTTATGCCATTAAGAAAAACTTGAACAGATTTTCCAGTAAAGTTTTGACTGCACGTAAAAACTGTTTGTCCTTGCGTTGCAGTAATATAGTCATCCGAAATTGTTGTAGCAGAACCAACACTTTCGGATCCACCAGAAGCGGTGGCAAATGATAAATTTCCAAATCCGTCAGTTTTTAAAAACTGACCAGAAGTTCCATCAGATGAAGGAAACTTAAACCCAGAAATTGTTGATATTCCTGTTGAATAAATGCTACCATAAAAAGTAGTTGCAGTGACTAATCCAGTAACATTTACGTTTGTTCCTTTTAAATATGTTGCTGTAGAAACGCCTGATGAGTTGATATTACCAGTAATATCTCCAGTTAGTTTACCAATAAAAGTTGTTGCAGTAACAACACCGCTAAATTTAACATCTCCTACAACATCTAGTTTTGATGTTGGTAATGTAGAACCTATACCAACATTACCAGCAGTAAAGAAAGTATTATATGTATTTGTTCCTGTACCAACATTCCAAGGATTAACAACAACAACTGTTGTACCAACTCCAACTGATGATTGGTCTTGTTTAATATAAATTTTACCACCAAATGTATTGATTGATAATTCTCCAAGATCCAATTGCGATGTCGTGGGAATTTTCCCAGACACAGCTGATCTTTTAAACTTGATTGTAGGACTTACCATTTACAAAAATAAAAAATCTGCTATAAAGCAGAGACTTTTTTCCATTCATATAATCGCCGTCAGAAATAGTATATACTCTCTTTACGAATGATTGTTTAGATTGAATGTTGTCTCTAAGTTGGTATTATTTAGGTTGATATTTTTTATTTAAAATTCAGCAGTATCAACTTTTTTTGTACTCCTTTTTGGTGCTTCTTCTAATTGTCGTTGTAAGTCATTGATCAGTTCTTGTTGAATTAATGTTCTTACTTCAAACGCAATAGATTGTGCATTTGCTTCATTCAATCTTCTTTGATACACATTAATTAATGACTTTAGTTCTTGTTCATTCATAGCAATAAAAAAGGGGAAGTTTTAAACTTTCCCCTATTTATTGGATTTTATTTAGATTTAGAATGAACCACCATCTATTGAGATGTTCTCAAGAGATCTTGTAGTTCCACTGCAAGAAATTACTTGAGAAGCACCTGCACAGTCATTTACATAAAGAGAACCGATTTGTAATCCACCATATGTTGATGGTGTAACAACACCACTACTTTCTGAAACGGTTGCTGCAAGGACAAATAATGATGCACTATCATCCCAGAAGAAAGCAGCTTTTCTTGCTTGGGTATCATAGTAATTCATGATTAAACCAACATCTTTGTTGGTGTCAGAAGATGGAGCAGATCCATCAACCATTTGAAGTTCAAGTAAAGTATCTTCTACTGTGGTTTGTACAGTATTGATTTGTGTTGTTGTTCCGTTTACAACCAAATCACCACCAATAATAACGTTACTTGAGAATGTAGAAATACCAGTAATATTTGCACCGCCAGAACCAACAATCAAACCATTATTACTATAGGTTAGATTTGTACTATCTGTCAGAGCACCTGCAGCACCAGCAATAACAACACGACCTGAAGTTAAATCACTAACTGTTGCCGATGATAGCGTTGTTTCGCCACCAGTGATATTTGCACCAGTACTTACATTTAGAGTTCCACCTACAGTTGCACCAGCAGAAATATTTACTGTAGTTGATTGTAAGAACGAAATTGTAGAAACACCAACAGAATTTAATCTACCAGTAATACCACCAGCAACCGTTAAGTTTTCTTCAGCACTAACGTTACCAACAAAAGTTGAAAGACCTGTGATTTTTAACGCTGGTAATGTAGCACCACCAGCGCCACCAAGAACATACTGCGACATTTGATCCGCAGTAATTTTTCTAATATTGCCAGTACCTTCATCTGCAATAATTAATAAATCATTCTGTGTTAAAGATGAAAGCGCAGTGCCTCCAGCAATATCAAGGGCAAGAATTGGAATGGTATTGGATGAAATACCAGCACCAGAACCACTGAAAGATGATGCAGTAATAACACCCACAGCGTTTACTGTAGTTGCTTGAATTTGAGTGATTGTAGAAACACCAGAGGCATTAATATTACCTGTAATGCCACCAGATACTGTTAGGTCTCTATTTACCGATAGATCAGTCCCTACAGTAGCTGCAGCGGAAACGTTTGCAGTGGTTGCCTGTAGAAATGCTACAGTACCAACACCAGCGTTATTTACTGCACCAGTAATGCCACCAGATACTGTTAGGTTTCTATTTACCGATAGATCAGTCCCTACAGTAGCTGCAGCGGAAACGTTTGTAGTGGTTGCTGTAAGTTGTGAAGTAGTTGTAATTCCAGCAAGTTTTGCTCCACCTAAAGCTTCAAATACCTTAGTTGAGGTAGAAAATCCTGTCATTAGGATATTTCCAGCAGTCTTAAAGTTTTGGACTGCAACAACATCACCAAGTGATTTGAAGGTAACAATTTCTAGTTCATCACCTGCATTAACACCTGTTGTTAAATTTACAAGTGATCCATCAGTTGCTGTATAGTCCGTATTAGTTACTAGTCTTAGACCATTTAAATATACATCAACAAATCCTTCTTGATAACCAGCAGAAACTGTAAATGCTGCCTGATTTTGTGTTGCACTTATAAGTTCTGAAGTTGTATATGTAGATGCTGCAACACCAGATATTGTAATGACTGCAACTTCATTGATAACTTGATAATTTTCTAAACCTGTTCCAGTAAACTTAAATGCTGTTACAAGACCGTTATGACCACCACCAGTTTGAACACCAACTAGAGGAACTAATGACCCATCAGTATCACGGAAATCTGCACCACGGAAAGATGATGCTGTAATAATGCCAGTTGCATTAACTGTGGTTGCTTGTAAGAAGGAAGCAGTTGATACTCCAGTAGCATTTAAGTTTCCTGTAATGCCACCTAATACTGTTAGGTTTCTATTTACCGATAGATCAGTCCCTACAGTAGCTGCAGCGGAAACGTTTGTAGTGGTTGCTTGTAAGAAGGAAGCAGTTGATACTCCAGTAGCATTTAAGTTTCCTGTAATGCCACCAGATACTGTTAGGTCTCTATTTACCGATAGATCAGTCCCTACAGTAGCTGCAGCGGAAACATTAACTGTAGTTGATTGTAAATGAGATGCTGTTGATACTCCAGTAGCATTTAAGTTTCCTGTAATGCCACCAGATACTGTTAGGTCTCTATTTACCGATAGATCAGTCCCTACAGTAGCTGCAGCGGCAACGTTTGTAGTGGTTGCCTGTAGAAATGCAATTGTAGAAACGCCAGAAGTGTTTACTCCACTTTCCCAAGTAAGAGTTCCACTGGAGTTTGTTCTTAGATATCCTTGATCTACAGCAGAACTTGGAAATGTATAAGTTACATCTGATCCAATGGATGCAGGTGCTTTTAATGTAATTGAATTGGCACCATTATTAGTACCTTCAACAAGATTTACACCAGAACCTACTGTTGTAGTTTCCTTTGTCCAATAACGATGAGAACCAAAGAATTTATTATTTTCTGTTGTACTATCAATACCCACATAAAGATCATATTTGTCAGTAGTGAAACCGGGTTCACCTATTCTCAGACCAGGTAAATTACTAAATAAACCTCTTTTAAACTGAACTACCGGAGCAGACATTTGATATATATGAAATATGGTTAACTAAGTTTATTTAGATATTTACCATTCTCCTGCATCTAAATCTATTTTATTATCTAACACATCGTCCAAATAATTTATTGTTGCGGTTGACATTCCTACAGGAGTAGGATCTGTTGTTGTTATTCCAACAGATGCATCTATTACTGTATCAGGATTTACAAACACATATTTTTGTGTTGTGGCATCATAAACCATAACATATTTGTTAGTAGATCCATTTAAATTTGTTGTATCTACGTCTAAAATATCTGCTAAATTTGCCACGTTTGATTGTGCTGAGGTAACAACTACTTGAATTTCTCCTATACCAATATTAATATCTGCATTACTATCTTCAATAGTAGATATAATTTCTGCGTTACTATCTTCAATAGTAACTATAATATCTGTCATTTTAAGAAACCGTTGGGTTTACTGTAATTTGACCAGTTATAACTTTTGTTTTTACATTATTTTGACTAGTATTAATAACCAAAATATCATAATTATATCTACCACCAGTGATAATACCAGTTTGAGAATTATTCAATGATAATGTCAATTTACCCTGAGATGGATTTGCATTATATGTTGTAGCAAAACTAATATGACCAGCAGAACCACTCCACTTTCTCATTTTTGCATCAAAATTATATCCAGTCAAATCTAAAGGAGAACCATCAGATTTTTTTAAAGAAAAAGTTTTTGAAAAATCAGATCCTTGTTCAAAGACTAAATTAATTGTTGGAACTGCCATCTCATACTACCATACTAGAATTATTTATTGAGAAAAAGAGACTTTAAAACTTCAATCTCAGATCTTAGTTCTTTGAGTTCTGTTTCATAACGTAAACGAGTATTTTTTTCATGGATATATTTTTCATAAGCAACCATATCCATGTTTATGATTGCTTGTGTATGTAAATCTCTTTCAAGATTTGAATAATCCTCTACTTTTGCTCGTTTTGTCACGCTAATGCAATTGCTCTAAAGTTTCTAATCCTTGGTGATTGTGCTTGATTTGTAGTTGAACATTCAATTTTAATTTGATATGCACTAAACTGTGGTAGACTATTTGCCGTCCAAATATATTCTACAAACTGATTATTGAGACTTGCGGAAATATTCCTATCGGATCTTCCACTATTATTTTTAATATTGATAACCTGTTGGTTAGCATCAAGATTATCGTATCCAGGGAATAATTCAAACACTTTATCAAGTTCAGAACCATCAACTCTAAACAATCGGTATAGAATTCTAATATCTGTTGATGTTTGCCTATAAGCATCTAAAAGGACCTTGAGTGAAGTTGCAGGTGCTTCTAGAGCAATTATCTTAGTTAGATACGAAAGATCGTGTGGATCCTCTACAAGAAGATTTGCTCTTCTATCTGTAGCATAATTTATAATTGGACTGTTTACCCTATGAGACTGAGTAGTAACGAAACTTTCAAATGCGTTTATACTTGGAGACACATTTTCATTGGTTGTACTCAATTCCAATTCAAAAGTAAATGATTTAGCACCAGGAAGAGCAAGAAGTTTTGCTTCTTCATTTGGTCTAGAAGCAATTATTCTTGGATCGTTAAAAGTTGTTTCATTTGTTAGCGAAACTGGTTCATATCCTTTATCCTGGAATGATACTTCACTTCCATCAATACTTGTTCCAGATGTTGTTCTTACCTGAGCACTAATACTTGTTCCATTTGGAAGATTATAATCAATGTGAGGAACAATACTTTCAAATTGAATATTTTGAGTTGCCTTAGCATTTGATCCACCACCAATTTTACTGGAGTTGAATACTTCTGCTCCTGAAATTTTTACATGATATTGATCAAGGGTTATTTTATCCTGAATTGTATTTGACGAATTGATAAGATTGTGTGTGGTATTAATTTTTCTTAACGATACACCAGCAAATTCATATTTTTGAATTGGTGTATTTGCTTCATAAGTTCTTGCTGTTGTTCCATCAACTCCTCTGGTTGTGATACCAGTTAGAATATTGTTGCCAACACCAATATATGCAATAATTTCGTCACCAACTAAAGCAAATCCTGGATTTGATGAAGAAACTTGAACACCTTCAAACATATTGAAATTTGTGCTACTTGCGACACTGATATTAGCAATAGAACTTACTGCATATCCAACTTGAATTGAAGTCGCTACAGTATCACCACTAATTCCAGTAATTGTGACAATATTGTTATCAGCGTGCATTCCATGGTTCTTATGGTTTACTTTGAAATATGTTCCATCATACTGATCTGTGTTGATTGTAGCAGTAGAAGGAACAATAGAGAATAGAGTTGATCCAACACCAACACCAGCACCTGCAGTTGGTACATACTGAATTTGATCTGATGTATTGAACTCTTGTCCAGTTACGTTAGTTAGAACAAGAGTATTTGTTGAGGTAACAACACCTACAGTTAAGGTTAAATTTTGACCTAATGTGTTACTACCAAGCGTAGCTGTTAGCGTATCACCAACTACATATCCACCACCACTAGCAGTGACACATACACTAGAAACAGCACCACCACTGACAGTAACGATACCAGTAGATCCAGATCCAGATCCAGTAACTGTTGTAAAGTTTACTCCTTGGAATATTCCATTAGAATATCCAACACCAACATTAGTAACACTTAATCCAGTATTGGCAAGTCCAACAGCACCACCTAGACTTTCTACAAATCCACTGGAAGTTCTATTGTCTTGTTTAATTTGGGATCCAACAACAATAAATGGAGATGTAATCGCAGAAGATAACCCAAGGGTTACTTTTTTAGCAAATACTTCAATTGGATTTGCTTGTAGGATATTTCTAGAATTATATGTCCTTAGTTCTGGATTATAAAACTTAAATGTTCCCTTTTGTGTATTGAATTTTGCTTTACGTGCAACATATTTTAGGTCTTCAAGTTGCGATGCTTCCCAAGTAGATGCATTTTGTGACTTGAATAAAGATCCTAATGATGGTTGCTTATTGATAATAATTTTTTGAATTTCTGGTAAGTTTGCAGTTGAAATATCTTCTTCTCCAACACGAGAAATCCAAACATTATATGCATCGGTATCAGCAAGAATTACAAATGCATATTCGCCTTTTGGTAGATAAACTGGAGCATCAAATGTAAATGTTGTTTCTAAAGATCCTGTACTTGAAGTTGTAATTTCGTTTGGATATTTGATAACACTAGACCCTTCAATAATAGTTCCAGAAGGAAAACCATTTACGACATTTACAATTCTAAGTTCTACAGGAATTATTGAACTCTTTGTTGCAAAATAAAGATCAACTGAGGTATAGAAAATACCAGGATCTTCTTCAACAAAGAATGATTGTGCTAATGGGTCTGATGGTGCGGGAGGTGGACGACGACGAACAATAGTTGTTTGTGTTTGTAATGTTCCTTGTGAGAAGAAGTTTGCGTCTGCTCTACTTACAACCACACCAGGAATATTTGATGGGGTTTTTTCCGCAGATACTTCAACAGTATTTGTTCCGTTTGCAAATTTTAGATTTGTTTTTGGAATGTTAATACTTCCAATCAGAACACCATTTGCATCACTAATTAAACGAATTTCTTTTACAGTTGCTTCTGCTTTACTCGTTTCACCAACAAGTTTCATTCCTTGAACAAGGGAACCAAAAAATCTTTCATCAGATTTTTGATTTAGTGATGCAGTATCAATATTCAATACTTCAGTTGTATCACTGTAGAAAGAACTTAATCCAACATTTGAATATGGATTATTATTGTAAACTGCTGTTGGTATATTATATGGACCATCTTTATGGTTTGCTTGTGCAAGCCTAAATCTAATTTCTAGATTTGTTGTTGTATTTTGGTTAGAAAGAAGTCTTCCAACAACTGTTTCTCCAACTTGGAAAGATCCTTGAACTGGTGTTACTTCTAATAGTTTAGGAACAGTCAACGTCCTATTATCAGACATATCTGTTCTTGAGAAGAAACTAAAGAACTTAGTTGCTGGTTTTAGTCTCGATGCTTTGAATTCAATATTCTGTGCTCTCAGATTTGGAATTGCAGTTGAAGTTGTAATAACTTCAGTAGTTCCAAAACCACCATCAATAGTTTTATATTCTCTCTCAATCCAAACATCTTGCGTTGGATTAAGAGACATATTACCACGCCAAGTAACAACATCAAATGGATTGACATTTACTGCTCTACTTGCAAATGGTTGTTTAAAATCTTCTACCTCAGAATAATCTAGAGTTACAATATTTTTTGACTTCTTAATATTTGTAGATCCAAGATCATTTACATAACGTACATCAACACTTAAATTTGATACTCCATTTGTACCGATAAGAGATTGTGATCCAACTAAAAGGTCAATGCTATCATAATATGATCTTGCAACCATTTCATTATTTTCAATATCATACTTTAATACAGGCAGTGTTTTATCTGCAACATCAAATGTGCTGAAATTATCTACAACAAATCCAGACTTAAATTTATCAAGTCCTGTATCTGGGTCTTTAATAACTAAACTTGATGTTTTTGCTTCAAGCAAGGACAGGCTTGTATAATATTCTAAACCAGCAATTCTATTCTCAAGTTTTCCAATATCAAGCATTGTATAACGCTTATTCGCTTTAAATTCAATTGTTATATCAGTATCTACGTTATAAACATATGGTGCGTATGTAATTGTTGCAAGTTCAAATGACCCATTAATTGCTTCTGGTAAAACTGGACGTTGAGAAGAAACACCTTTTGCAATAGTAAATGTATTGTCCTGATTGAGGAATAGTCTATCAATTCTTCCCGTATAGAAATTATAGTCTAAAACAATATTTTCATCAGAAACAATCACATTTGGAACAGTTTGTCCAGATCCACCAAAGTTTCTTGATGAAAATTCAAATGGTGATAATGTTCCACTATAGTCTGCTACTCGTGGTCTAAAGTCAATAACATCAGTATTTCTTATGTTATTAAAAGTTTGAATATTTTCATTATAATCAGGATAACTGTTAGTTGTAATAATTTCACCATTATCACTAGAATTGATGGTGAAATAATCAAAGTATACTTTTAGTTGACGTGAAGGTTCTTGTGATCCAGACTTTCTAATCAATCTACCAAAATCATAATATTCAAGTCGTTGACCTGTATCAAAACTAAAGTTATCTAAGATATTTGGATCTCCTAGATTGATTTGTGAAATATTACCGGTTACTCCACTTTCTTGGAATGTAACTTGTTCAGTTTCAAGAAAACTTTGATTATTTTTAGTAATATAATAAATTTGATTAGTTGCTGTTTTACCAAGAACTAATGCTGAAGCACCGGAAGTATTGCCAATTAAAATTTCACTATTAATCAGATCTTGATTTGTTCCATTTGGACCATTTAGTGACGAAAGAACTAAACTTGGAACTGTTGGAGCACCATTTGTTGATGACTGAAATACTGCATGAACATTGACAACATCAGCAACATCTAAAGAAATTTCTTTATCTTGAACACGCTTACCGTATGCGTTAGTATAAATTAAACCATCACTAACTCCAGTTGAAATTCCTGAGTAATTATATTTTGATCCAGAAACAGTAACTGATGCTGAACGGTTTAAAACTTTGTTTTTGGATGTAACTTTTGATTTTTGTTGAGTTGTTACAGCAACTACACCAGTTTGATTTACTTTAGATAAACCAAAAATAGTTGCACCTTTTCCACCATTAGTTAGTTGGAATTGATCTTGAGTTAATGGTTCAACTGTTCCATCCATATAGAAAATTGAATACCTTTCCTCATCAAATGGAGCATAAACAAAATCTGTTCCTGCTAAAGATGGTAAATCTAATGATCCTAAAGATGATGAACTTCTGTCTCTGTATTCTTTTCTAATAAAAATATCTGATGTCGTTAGATCTACACTTTCAATATTTTTATTTGGAAACTCTGCGTACATAAAACCAGAACTTGAATTTCTGATTTTTGGTGCAACAACAAGAAGTCCAGAAAAACTAACAGCACCAGGTGGTAATGTTCCAGTAGCTACACCAACAACATTGGTTACTGCTTCAACAGTCAAACTCTGTGCTGTTGGTGTAATAGTTTTTACTCTATTAAAAACAGATCCAGATACATCAGTTCTAGCGTATGAAACAATATCACCAGTTTTGATACCTACAGTCCAACCGCTTGTAGAACTTGTAACAGTTGAAACACCACCTGATCCAGATGTAATTGTAAATGGTTTAGCGCCAAAATTAATTTTTGGTTCTAAAACAGTATCAACACTGAATGTTGTAATACCAACCTCAGATCTTACAGATCTAACATCAGTAATATCAAATTCTAATACTTTGGTAATTACTCTTCCATTTTCAATTTCATTTACAAGGATTGCTTCATCAACAATAAAATTACCAGAAGTTTGGTGAAGAGTTAGAATATTTCCAGATATAGATCTTAGATATCCTTTAGCGCCAGAATTTTTACCTTCAATTAAAGCAGGAGCACTAAGTGATAGTGTCTGGTTTAGGGTAATTTCTGTGTCAGTTTGAATGTCGTAGAGATATAAGTCAAACTGTGAGGCATTATTGGAATAATCTGCATTTGTACACTTATAGTCATATATTCTTGCTCTACCAACACTTTGTCCTGCAGTGGCAGATTTATTAGATCCAAGTCTATGACTACGGAGATCTACATATCCTGTTGTTGCAAGACCAACACTTGCACCACCATAAACATTATTTACTCTGAGAAGATTGCCTGCTTGGAATGGAATTCCAGCACCTAAAACAGTTGTAGTTTCTCTTGGTTTTTCTACATCTAAAAAAGTTGTTCCAATAGTTTCTACTTCGTAACCTTTAACATATGCCTTTCCTGAACCAATTTGAATTTCAAGTAAGTCTTTGGATGGTTTATTTCCTTGATCGGTGTTTTCTTCTGGAAAAAACACACCAAATGTTGAGTATCTGTCGTTTAAACTTTCTTTTGCTTGAAGATCAAATTGATTAACATAATAATCTCCACTTTCGTCATAAGTTCTTCTTGCTAGTTCTTTAGCAATCTCACTATAAACAGTTTTATTAATAATTTTTTTTACTTCACCATTCTTTACTCTGAATAGTTCAATGAAGTTTTCATCTTGATAGTCGTCTAAGTTTTTTTTAATTAACGACAAACTAATTTTCAATCTATCTGCTCCAGGAGCAGTGTAGTTTGAATAACCTTGAGCATTATCAGATAATGAAGAATCCTCAACAGCACTGATAATCTCTTCATTTACAAAAAATCCAACTCTATATGATGGAGTGTTTGAATACTGATCGAGAATAATTATTTCGTCATTTACTGCAATAAATGCACCTCTTGCAAAAAATACACCTTCAGTTACAGAAAAAGAATATCCAGTTGCAGTAGCCTTTGTAAGAATGCATGTTGAAAAATCAGATCCAGCCGCAATTGTTGTTGATCCGTAAGTAAAAGTAGTAAGAGTTACAAGATTTTCACCATCAAGAAACTGATCTGTACTATAATCTTGTTCTGATGATTTCTGATATTTTACATATAATGTTGTAACTCCTTCAATAGATTGATTTTTAGATAAAACTTTTTTTACTACTGCAGTAATACCTGAAGTTTTTCCCTGAATTGTTAATCCAACTAATTGATCATAGTATCTTTCAACTGGAACACCAAAGAAAGTTGGTTCTACTTTTACTGCATAATATCTGTCATCATAGGCAATAGATCCAGGAATTACTACTGATCCTTCTTTGAAGAAATGCTTGCCAAACTTCTCAACCTGATCTTGAAGAATTGACTGTAGAGTTGTTAATTCTCTTGCTTGAATTGGAACACCAGGTTTGAAAAGAATTTTATTATAATTCTTCGCTTGATCAAAGTCATCATAATATGGATTTGTGTTGAGGTTAGTGTTTTGTGGCATCTGATCAGAACTCTAATACAATTTTAATATCTTCTCTTTGGTTTGTAGCTCTTGTTACTTCTGGTCTATTATCAACGTAAATGATTTCTCCAGAATATTTTTTAATTTCTGGTTGTGCAAGACCATTATTAAATGTTTGTCCAAAGTAATAAGTTCTTGAGTTGACCGTTGTTGAAACTCCAGTAAATGTTGTTTCAATACCTACGGTTTCAGTGCCAGTAGTTGTTGTTACAACTACGTTTACACCTCCGCCTGTTCCTGGAGAACTTGTAAACTTATTTAGACGGTATCCGTAGGTTGGTTTTGATCCAGTTGAACTGTCAGTAGCAAGATCTCTATCTTGCCAATATTTTAAAATTTTTGTAACAGGATCATATGAAATAATTTTCCCAACCGCAGTTGATCCAACACCAATTGTTTGTCTGACTTGCCCATCAACAGATACACTCATTGTTGTTGTAGCAGCACCAGTCAAACGAAGACCATATACACCAGATGCAGAAGATGCTGTCAATAAATTTGAAGTTCCATTGACCAAAGGATTTTTGATTAGACCAATTCTTGCAAACTGATTTCCCGTTGGAAAATCTGGATTTGTTACATCACTATTTTCAATTCTTGAATAAATTAGAACTCTATTGGCACCAAGTTCTTTATCAATATCTGCACCATGTCCACCTGGAGGAGGAATAATTACAGAAAAACTTGCACCAGATCCAGTAACAACACTATCAAGATCTAGTGTAGAAAAAGTATATCCAGTCCCACCATTAGTTACTGTTACAGTTGTTGGTTTTCCATCAATAAAAGTAACTGATGCCAATCCATCTTGACCATCACCTTTAATTGGTACATTATTTTTTGTTCCACTGTATTGATATGAAGCAGAACTTACACTTTCGATAGTAATAACTTCAATTCTTCCATCAACTGCAGCGTTTCTAACATCAGCAACAGCGGAGTTTGTTTTCCAGTTAGCAGGAACAGAAATATAGTCAACACTATCAAACTTAATAATATCACTTGGTTTGATAGAAAATAGATATTTCCAAATATACCCATCACTTTCTAATCTTGGTTGAAGATCAGTATGTGTTGGTTCTTCAAGAGAAATAATTCCGTTTCCACTATTAGAAGGAGCAGCACCATTATAAATGCACTCATAAACTCTGTAGTCAGAGTTCATTGCATAAAAATTTGACCTGTACAAACTAGTTGCACCAGTTTGGGGTGAAGTTCTGTTTATACTGTAATCGTGACGGTACATTTCATAAATTATACCTGATGTCCAAGAAATTTTTCTAATAACTTTTAGAACATCACTTGATGTAATTTTTTTAGCAGAAATTAGAGTATCGTAAATATCGTTATATTGATCAAAACCATCAATTGGATATGGCGTATTAGTATTCCAATCTGCACTTACTTCAGTTGCATTTGGTAAACCAATAAACACGTAATAACTATTATCAGAAGTTGAAATACCACTGACAAAATTTGATGAATTCAATACTCTGATCTGATCAGTAATGACCGCTGGCATTATTTTCTAGACTTTTTGTTTTATTTATGAGTAATCTAAAGATAAGTTTGTAGTTCTAATAATTTGTGGCGCAGTTGATATTCCAGTAAGTCCATTTAGAGGATTGCAAGTAAATGCAAGACCAGTTGCTCTTGATGATGTAAATTTAGACCAACTGTATTCACCATAGAAATTACCGCCACCAGATCCTAAACCACTAAAGTTCAGTCCATGACCAGTTGTGATATTGACATGAACTCTCATAGATAAACCAGTTCCAACTGGACTGATATGACTTACTTGGTAGATGCCATCTAAGAGTTGAGTTGCGATACCAACAGTACTTGATCTATCTTGGGATAAAGCAGTTACTCCATTTCCAATATTGGATCTAGATACTATAAAATAGTCACCAGTTGAAATGCCAGTTACTAATGTGTTACCAAAAGATGCATCTCTTAGTGGTGAATTTAGAGGAATAAAGAAATTGAACTGCAATCCCTGACTGGTAGTTCCAATTCCAGTAATAATACCTTCATCACCAGAAATAGAAACTGATGAAACTGTTTCTATAGGTTTAATGAATGATGTTGTTCCAAATCCGGTATTGTCTTTATCACTATCAATAATTTGAATATCAAATGATGTTGTATTTGGATCTTCTGTTTTACTGAATACTAAACTACCTCCATCAGCATAGAAAACACTATCAGACGTGCTAACATTTTTGATAATTCTTGCAGTTGGTTTAATTTTTGCAGCATACTCAACTCTTGCTTTACTCACTTTGATACCATCAACAAACAAATCTTCTTGCTGTTGACACCAAACAACAGGTCTTAGTGGAGATGTTGATTGACTAATTCCTTGTTTATTATAATTGTTGGTTTGTAATGTATCTCTAGAAACTATTGCTCTGACAATTCTTTCATTTTGTTCAACAGGAATAATTTGATTTGGATTTTTAAGAATTGTTACACCATCACCAATTTTTATAGTATCGAGTGCTGTTGTAGTATCAATATCAGCATCTGTTCCTCTATAAAATAGTATCTGTAAAGAAGATCCTGCAACGGGTGGTTCTGTAAACGTTATTTGAGTTCCACCTTCAAAAGTATAAGATTCTTCTGGTTTTTGAAGAACATCATTAATAAATATCAATAAAACATCTGCTAAATTGATTGGTGCTCCTACAGTTTTTTCAATACTTAGAGGAATTCCATTTTCAGTAATAGTAAATGTTGTTTGAGTGCTATCAAATTCTGAAGAAAAATCATCAAGTACTTGTAATTTTCCAAGAACCCACCCAGCGAATTCATCATCTCTAGTTTCAACCACTGTAAAGATTGAATTTGCAAAAGTAGATCCAATACTAGTAACAGTTGGAATTCCAGCAATTCTTAGTTGTTCTCCAACAGTAAATCCGTATCCAATATTGTTTAGTTGGAATGATGTTATACTTAATCCAGATCCAACAACAATAGATGCAGAAGCACCTATACCTGTTGAAGAACTAATCAATTGAATATCATCATATGAAATTGGAGCATCAAAAGAAATTGCAGGAACATTTGTTGAAGTGTAACCTGCACCTGGAGTATTAATAAAAATCTTATCAATGTTTCCATTTAGGACAGTGAACGTGCCAGCAGCTCCAGTCGTAGGATTTCCGCCATTGACATGAATTCTATAAGTAGTTTGACCGTTTCTGTATCCGCTGCCAGAGTATCCCAGTGCAACTGTGATTGTTCCAAATCCAGAGACCACTGCGGTTCCTGTTCCGACATACCTTGGTTGATATCCATAACCTTCAGAATTTGCTAAAGAAACAATAAGACCTTTTCTTGGCAATTTATTAGCATTTACATCAGATGTGCTATATGCTTCTACAACTGCATTGCTATTACCAGTAAATCTTATTGAAGTAATTCCTGTTGACGCTCCACCTAAAAATTGATAGTCTACTTCTGGTTTTTGAAAAATATTATTGACTAATATTACACCAAAATCGCTTGTAATGCCAGTTGTATTTACACCAGAACTTTTTATAGTAAATGTTTTTGCTATTCCAGTAAAGTTTTGTGAGATATCATCAATAACAATATTTCCTTCATAATTAGATCGGATAAAAGATCTTCCTTGAAAAGAACTTCCATTAGTGACATCAATATAAACAAGATTGTGTGTACCAATACCAGTGTTAGTAAGACTAATTGCAATTCCTGTGATTGCGTCGTCTAAACTTGATGCAAATGAATAGTTGTTGGCAGATTGTTTTATTAAGAAATAATTTTCATTTGAAACTAATGGTGCTGGCGGTGTTAAACTTCGTAAAAGAACTCTAGATCCTGTTGTAAAAATATCATCTAAAGCAGTAAAACTTGTTGTTATCAAATTTACATTAGATGATGAAAATCCAACAGTATATCGAATACCACCAAAAGGAACATCTGCAAATGTGATTATATCTTTATTGATATTATAGTCACCAAATACAAGTTGAATATTGTCTCCCACAGAATGACTTCCTACAGATGTTCCCATCCATGATCTATCAACCAACATTTCATTAGGACTAGCATTGAAACCTACAATTTGGATCCTCATAATTTCATCATTGATTTGGATCAAATCATAATTCTTGAATAAACTTATATCATTGACTTGAATAATTCTATTGTTTATTGATGATAGGGTTGTTGCAGAACCTATTCTTTTATAAATTGGAGATTGAATTACATTATCGAGAGCAATAATACATTTGATATTTTGTTTTTCTGCTGTAAATGTATGAGTTGTTCCTACTCCAACCGTGGTAAGACCTATAGCATTTCCAGAAATTGCAAGAGTTGCTGCAGCTGCAACCTTGAATTTATTTTCGCTAATTTTTATTGCAAATACTTTTTGTGGTAAAGTTGTAGCACCACCTACGCCAGTGCTAGTGTGATCAATACCAATAGCAGAATTTCCTGGACCAGCATTATAATAAAGCGGTTCTCCAGTTACAAAAAAATGATTGCTGATAACAAAAGTATCTGCACTAAGTAAAACTTTAGAAGTATTAGATCCGTCAAATGTTTTATGAAAAATAGGATCTCCTTCGTGCGTCAAATTGAACGAATACCTAAAGGTTTCCGTTGCTGAATTATATTTTTTATTTACAGATCCTAACTCAAATCCCATGTCTTTTTAGAGTATTTATGGAAGGGTTATAACAACATCAGATGCTACGTCATCTGGGTTATCAATCATAATTTCAGATGTTCTTACAATGTATGCTTTATTTGTTCTTGGAGTAAATCTCAATAATCCATTAGATCCTGAAACAACCATATCAGTATTTTGTATATCTCTTGTAAGATCAACTGAAGTTGAAAGATTATTATATTTTATATAATTTATCACATCACCATAAATGTTTGCTGCAACATGGAAGAATGAATATACATTATCCGTTGTATTATGAATTTCAACAAGGTATTTTACAGAAACATAATTGTTGGAAGAAATAATTGATATAGTTTCTGCTGATGGGGATGCCGAAGAAGAAATTGTAGTTCTAGTACAATTTAAAGAAGCATCTCCAACTTCACGGGATGTGCCTGGAATACCGCTAGAAACTGTAGTTGCAACACCAACTAGGGTAGATAGCATAGCAACCGTTACACCAACTCCAGCGGCAGGTAACCACTTTAGATGAAGTGTATTTGTTGCTGTCATATCTACACTAAATGTTCCAAGTCCAACTCCACTGCCCATCTTACCAAACTCAACATATTGAGCAGTAGATCCTATTCCTAGGAAAGATGCTTCAACAATATTTTTTTGATTTACTCCTATAACAGAAATAATTACACTACCACTTTTGAATTCGTTTGCATTAATGGATTGAATAATTTGTTGTGTTGGAGATCCAGATGCTGCTATGAAAGAAGCAATACCTATTTTCTGAATATGTCCAAATGAAGTAGTTCCAACACCAACACTTGGTTCAATTTTTTCTTTGTAGAAAGTTATGTCGTAAGTAAATGTTGTATTGTATGGTGAGAATAGAACTGATACAGTTGTTCCAGAAATTGAAGTACTAAAATCACCTAAATCAAATGCATCAGATAAATCCGAGTATTGGTTGTTAAACGATATCGTGCCGTTATGAGAAACGACAAATTCTGTGTATTGTGTTTCGTTAAAAACAATTCCTAACGAAGTATCAAGTACGACTTGTGCATAATATTTAATTGCAGATGCTTGATTGAAGTCAAAACTATCAAGTTCTATAGATCTACTTATATCGGGATCTGAATAAAATTGTGGGCTAATGTCATCAATTTCAAGTACTCTGTTAGACTTACAAATTAGAGAACTACCAAATCTATTTGAATTGAATACAATTTTATCGCTGATTGTTGCATCACTATTTGTTTTTTCATAAACAAGATCCCAATTATGTTTACAATATAATTTTGTAGCGTCTGAATTGACCAATATAATTGTACTCGCTTGAGATCCAATTCCAGTTGAGACACTAGTACTACCGAGTCCAGCAAGACTATCTGATGGGACAAGTAAATCTGAGTGTTTTTTGAAACCTGCAATGTGTGCCAAACTATCAACTGGTTCACTCCAACTACTGATACCAACTTTACTCTTTAGGGAGTATGCAAATTGTTGATAGTAATCACTATCATGAATTCTTTGAAAAAATTCATTTAGTTTTCCAGTATCTCTTTCCCATCCAAAATCTTTTGAAATAGTTGAATTAACATCAAAGTATCCAGAGTAACTCTGCATACTTTCAATGATTCCAGAAGCACCTGAAATTCTACCTTTCAACAAATCACCAGTATTGAGACCAACAAGACTATCAATTCTCAATACATCTGTTACGGAACCATTTCCAGCAATAACTTTTGCTGATGACGTTTTAGTATAGACTTCTTCACCATTATAAAAATCACCTTCTTTTAGTGTCAAACTAAATGTAGCAAGATCCTTTACGTTAGATACACTTCCGTATAATAATCCATCATGAACACCAGGATTTTCATCTACTGCATAAGAAATTGTGGCTTGATTGACTAGTCCAAATGCAGTGTTTACTCCAGTAATTGTCCAATAGCGATAATCATACTGTGCGGAGTTATATCCTTTACCAGTAGAAACCCCAATATTTTCAACAAATACTTGATCTCCAATGGTAAATGGTAGTGGATTGGATGTAGTAAATCCTGAAGATGGTGTTTGTAATTTCAGTGTTACATTTGGTATAGAATACGTAGCACTAATAATTCCAACACCATTAGTATTATTGACTGCAATAAGATCATTATCAGTGCTCTTGAGATTTCCTCCAGCATTGATAATTCTTACAGCTCCAACACTATTTCCAGATAGAGAAGCAACAATACTTGATTCAGTATTGACAATATCAGATTTTCTATTATAAACAATTAGATTTGGTGCAGACAGATATTTTGACCCAGTAGAAGTAATTGCAACAGTGTCAACACTATAATTATCTTTAAGTGTAATAACTTGAGGAACTGCTGCTTGTGGTTGTAGTGTTTTATCTGATAGATAGTCATATCCAAAATCTAAAATTTGAACAATATCAATAGAACCAATATTTGATCCATATGTCCTCAGTGTTGCAGAAGATCCTGTTGTGGACGATGCAGATACTTTAGGTGTAGATTTATAATTTTTTCCACCATCCAAAATATCAATTTTTGCAATAGACCCCTTTGTATTAGTAGAATTTGTTGTGTAATTGATATATGATGCGCTGGTATAACCTACTCTTTCTGGTATTTCAAATATATTATATGTAAATGTTTGATTTGTTGTTGTTGTTAGTGAATGTGTTCCAGTAAATTTACTATTATGAACAACTATTTTTGAATATTCATTAATATCTTTATTAATTTCAACAATTTTGGAAGGAGTTTGAGAAGTAAATTTGTAGTATAATATTGAAGGAACCTGTTCTGTAAAATGTATTGTTGTTTTTGCGGATGTAATTCCTGGTGCAAATTGATTTGTAATTTCTAATGCAGATACACCAGATCCAACAAATGTTTTATTGTAACTTTGATCTAAGAAAAATTCAAGTTTAGTGTTTAGTAAACTTGCATTAGAAACATCAAATTCTAAGTAATCTCCGGTAACAATATTAATTCTAGGGTTGATGGATGAACCAATACTTACAAATCGAGTAATAGGATCATATATTGCAGACACTGAACTTGTAGCAGTGGAAACAACTGTCATATCAATGACATCATCTGGTCTTAATCGATGAGAAGATGCAGTAGATACAACAACATTTACTGTTTTTACACTACACGATACAATATTTCTCCTAGTTGTAAAAGAATGACTATTGCCAATTCCAATGTTTGCATTGAAGAAAACTCGTGATAAATCAGAATTGATACCAGTCTTTACATTTGTAAGTGCAATCAAATCTTTTGTAAGTTTCTGTACATACATCTTTGATGGCATCGGAGATGTTGTACTACCATTCAATGAATATGTCAAAGAAGTACCAGCACCAGGACTGTAGAAAACTTCCTCACCATGAAGCAGAGGATTGTTTGGTAAGAAAATACTTCTAGTAGGTATAAAGATCGATTTCTGACTATTTCCCGCTCCAATGTAAGAAATTGTTGTTCCAATACCAACACCATAAGTCAATCCAACACCAACAGAGGATGATGCATCAAAAAATACTGTTTCATTTTTAGGAGTTGACAGAGAAACTACCTTATCAAGTTCGTAAGTAAATTCTCTTTCAAGATTAACAATTTCTGAACGATTTGTATGTGCAGCACCTGTTGTTCCATTATATCTTCTTTGTAGATTTAATTTATTATTTGCTTTATCAATTCCCATAATTAGGAATTGCTCACTATCAATTTTTATAATGTCATTTACAGAAAACTTTGATGCAAGATCTATTATTTGAACACTAGTTGTAAGTCCAGTTGCTAGCATAGAAGTTGCTAGACCAGATGTTACACCTTTTACATCGATCCTAAACGTTCCCGTTATATTATTAAATGATGTAGAAGATATTCCAACAATACTTACATAAGAACCATCTGATAGATTATGTGGGGTTGTTGAAATTGCAGTTACTGATCTATTGTTGCATACTAGATCAATATTACTCAAAGTTGTTATTGATGAAGTTATGTCTGTTACTGCAACACCAACAATTTTTGATATTTTTGCGATAGCACCAAATCCAGAAGTATTTGAATTATCAAATACAATTCTATCTCCAACAGTATAATCTAAACCACTTTCTATTACATCAATCCGTTCTACGCTTCCAGATTTTATTTTAGAAATCTTAGATTGTGTAGTTGTATTCTTATTTGAATTTGAAATAAATTCATACCCATCATTGATCTTATAAGCATCAGTGTTTCTTACTAAGTTTAGAGTAATAGGATCAATATCTTGTGTAGAATTATAATCGTAGTTGAAAATGTTTGGAGTGAAGTTGTAATAATTACCAATTACATATGGAAATACTGGTTGTCTTACTCCATTGAAAGGACTACCATTGTCATTTACAACAGAGGATGAGACTGTTGTATAGTATGCATAAACACCATTTGGATATTCTGGCGTAATTGCAAAGCGACCATTATATTCATCTAAATCTCCAGTACCTTGAACATATGTAAAGTCTTCAACAAAAAATCCAGCTGGATATTGTGAAATATTTGGACCATTAACTCTTGCACCAGAAATCTTTGCATAACTTGGTTGTAGATATTTTAGTGCTCCAGTTCCAGTATAATTTGCAAATGCATATGGTCCGTAAATTGGACTTCCATCATATGCATATCCTAAAATTGGAGAATGTTGAGATCCATTATCTCCCAAGAAAGTTCTCAGAATTCTTGGGACGTAGTAATTAACATATGGATTACCAAGTTTAGTATTTCTTACAGTTTCATAGAAACCATCATCAGAACTTACGTCACCAATTTTTGCATATTTTTCAACTTTATTAACTGTCCATTTTTTTAAATTGGACGAGAATATTGCTCCTTGTCCAGGTGTCGATGCAGTAATTGTTGTTCCATTGGTTGTATATCCAGCACCCTGATCAATAACATCAACGCTTATAATTTGACCATTAGATATATTTGCCTTTGCCTTTGCACCAAAACCATCACCATCAATAATGATGTCTGGAATACTAAAATAATTTGAACCACCACTTTTTACAATAACACTATCAAGTCTACCATTTACAATCAATGGTCTTAGTGATGCGTTAGATCCTTCAATAATTCTTATTTCTGGTCTATAATTATCATTGATGATTGTCGATCCAAAATCATCCCCACCAACTTTTACATGAACATCAGATATAGATCCTCTTACAATTGGAGTAACAGTAGCATTTGCCGTTGTAATACCTTGAGGACCATTTAGAGTGATTGTAATTGGTGGATAATTGAAGATATGATATCCAGATCCAATACTAGTTAGTCCAATGTAATTTGTTAGGCTAGTAGAAATTGATACTCTAAATTGGTTGTTATCGACTTTTATAGCATAATATCTGGAGGTTGTGTTTAATCCACCAACTGATAATTCTGTTGTTGAATACTTTAGTTCTTCACCAGAAGTATATCCATGATTACTAATTGTGATTACATCCGTGAATGTATTGATACCAACAGGAGTTGTCGTATTTTCTTTATTGGAAAATGTGCCATTTTCAATAACATAAACTTTATCAACTTTTAGTCTTCTTTCTTTAGTTGAAAAAGCATGAAGTCCTTGACCATTGGAAGTAATATCAAGAGTTGCAATACCAACAAGAGATTTCTGTCTTGTTTCTGCTAATGAAATAGTATAGTCGTTATTTTTGATGACGAAATATGAAGAACCGTTAATAAGTGTTCCTGGAGTTGTTCCAAGACCAATAGGAGTTGTTCCACGAGTGTTGTAAACAATTTCTTCACCATGTTTAAATCCATGTGCTTCTGGGAAGGTAATTTTATCAGTAACAGTATCTACAATACCACCAGTGCTAGTGCTATCAAAATCTACTTGATGAGCAACCAACTTCATTTTTGCTTCTGCTACTGCAGAACCATTACCACCACTAATATAAACAGTTGGAGTGCTTGTATAATCTAATCCTTCAGTATCGACAAGAATTTCTTTAATGGTTCCTGATACGTGTGCAATAACAGATGAACCTGCACCAGTATGCCCATCTTGATAAACAGAAAGTCTAGTTGGATTGATTACATCAAAGTCCGATCCTTCATTTAAAACACTAACTGATTGAATTGGACCATAGAAAACTTGATCAGTTGATTTATAAGAATAAATCTCTACTCCGTTGTCAAATAATCCAACTCCACCTGGAATTGTCTCAATTTTAGTCTCACTATACTCAGGAACTAAAAACTTTCTGAGTAATTTTTGTGCTCCAATTGTAGAAAACCCAACATTACTTGGAGTTAAAGAATGTGTGGTAATTCCAGATAAATCACTAGATCCAAAAATAGTGATATGTTGACCTCTACGAGCATTCTCTAGTGAATATGCAAGTGAAACCGTATTATCGTCTATTTTACGAATATAATAAGATTGATTAGTGCTCAATCCAGATACAGCACCATTTGTGCTTGATGGTTTGTATACTACAAGTTCACCATCATTGAAATGATGATCTGTAATTAAAATTTGTGTACTTGTTGCAACTCCAGATGTAGTAAAGTTTCTAATTCTCTTTTGAGGATTTATAGTCCAGTGTGGAATACTATTTGATGCGACGTATACATCAGCACCAGCAGAATAAACGTTTTGAACATCTGCAGTGTAATCTTTATTTGTTTTTAGTTGTCTTCTAATAAAATGTTTTTTAGATAAATTTAAAGCAGAGCAGTTGACTTGGATTGTTTTATTATTAATGATTTGGAGTAAAGTTCCTACAATAATATTATTATCTTCATCCACAATATCAAGAATATCACCAACGTACAGAATATGATCCGAGAAAAATACAAATTCATATACATTGGAACCCAATGAAATAATATTGTTAACAATATATTTTGTTGGAATATTGTAAATCCATGAAGTAAATCTAATGTCTTTTTGTTCAATACCTAAAGTTTTTACATTGATATTACTTCCTTCTTGCTGATTTATTGCAGATCCATTGAAATTGCTAATTGTTCCTACAATGTTTAAATAAACTGGAGTATTTAAATCTCCATCTTCATACGAGTATGTTTGAAATCCAGAAGCAAAAACAGTTGAACCAATACCTACAGTTGTCGTAATACCAGAAACCCCAAGGAACTGAGTATAATTTTTATCAGTATACGAAAATTGAAGATCTTCATAATTTAGATTTCCTGTTGTACCAAATCCTACTGTACTATCAATGTTGATAATAGTAGATCCAGCACCAGATGTTTTTGTAATAAAAGTTTTTCCTACTTGAAGAAACTTACCAACTGTAGTTCCTTTTGAAATAGAAATTTTATAATAAGTACTACCATTTATAATTGCCTTTTCTACATTATAAATTGATCCACTAGTTTGTAGTGGCGTTGTATCTTGGAAAAGAGTTTGTCCTTCAATTTTTATTGGATTTCCACTAACTACCTCACAAACTAAAACATCATTTTTAATATAATCTGCATCTGATGGTTTGATAACAAATTTTTGAGGTTGAACCATTTCAACCCCTTCATCATATAGTGCTTTGAATAGAATTTTGAATGCTTCTTCTGTTCCTTTTGATTTATAGAAATCTTTTACTTGTCTAATAAAGTTACTTTCATTTAAATCACCATATAGATTTCTATCTTCAAATCCGGGAAGAACTAATTTCTTTAGTTTCTTTAGAAACTCATTTAGAAAAACATTACTAAGATTTTCAACCTTTGCATTTGATGCATGTGTTGCAATTCCACTAGAAGTGAATGTTAGATACTCTGGGTGATTAGTTTTTGTATTTTTTTCAATTCCACTAAATCCACGAACGCATCCAGTAAATACTGTGGATCCAATACCTGTATAAGTGATAATTTCATTATCAACTTTCAATAAACCCCACTGTGTTGGCCAACCATCTGTTGAACTTACATAGATTGTATCATCAACACCACTAATGTATGATGTTAGTGATGTAAATCCAATAAGATTTTTTGGGTTTAGATAATCTAGTCCTTTATACTCAACTAAGTTATCTGCAATATCAACGGGACCTCCCTGATACTCCTGAGAGTAATAATATTGCTTTAAAAATTCTCCAAAATAAGGATTTTCGACATCAATGTATTCAGGGATTTGACTCTGAATAATTTCATTGATTTTAACTTTTAATATTGAGGTTTCAATCATCTGTTATCTTGTTTTCTTACCGTTTTGATAGCTTGACTGAATATCAAATCTTGTTCCAGAAGTATTTGCACCTGATGAGATGCTATCTTGTTTCATATAGAAATTACTTTTAGCAACATCTAACTGTAAGTACAATTCCTTTCTCGCCAAAATATCATTTGATAAAGGAACTGCTTGAACTTCAATAATATTGTCGGATAAACTGGTTGATGTAATATTTACAGTATCTATAAGGATTTCACCTGTGTCATAATTAACTGTTCCAAACTTAGTTGATAAAATATTGATTTCTTCAACAGAAATTTCTTGGAATAGGAACAGATTACCAATATTAGATCCATTTACAACTGCATCTGAAAAATAACAAGTTTCTCCTATGCCAAAAACAGTAAATCCTGTACTTTTTACATTATATTGTGTTTTTCCATTATAAAATTGATTGCCAAAGCATAACTCATATTGTGCTGGTTGTCCTATACTTGCAACAAGATCTCTTCTAATCCTTACAGTTGTGATATTTGAAGTAATTGCGGTATTAACGTTATCAATTAGTGAACAAATTTTACTATACTTGAACCTTCCACCAAATTGGTTCATTTCTGAACTTTTAGAATAAAAAGTGATTGCAGAAATCACATCTGTTTTTAAACTATTTGAATCACCAACAAAATTTGTATTGTAATAAACATAACTATCAATTTCCACATAAAGATATTTTAAATTTTCAAACTGAGGAACAATTCCAGCTACTGAATAATTCTTCAGTGACTGTAAAATTTGTTTTTTAGTAAATTCAGATAGAAAAGATCCATTTCTAGGTTTAGCTGCAATAAAAACTCTTCCATATTGTGGAGGAACTAGATCTTCTCCACCATAAGCACTAACACTTTCTATATTTGGATATAAAGTTGGTAGAATTGCCTCATAGTCGCTTGCTGTTACTGCCCTATGTTGCGATGAATACAGTCTAGGGGCATAGTATTTAATACTTTCAACAGGTTCTATCTCATCACCATTCTCAGATGGCACCTGTGATGTCAAATCGCTAGTGAAAGACGTTATATTTGCGTTATTTTCATCAAAAATTGTTCCTGCAAACCTAAAATCAGTCACCCCATTACCATCTTTACCATTTGTCTTGATGTAAGATGCAGTAATTACATTCCCAGACTGTAATTTTTTACCAAAAATATTATCACCAAATAAAATTTCGTATTTTTCGTCAGTTGTTTCTTGAATTAGGTAAATATTTGATGTAGAGGTGATGCCAAGAATATTATCTACTAGTTGATACTCAATAGATGTTGTATCTGTAGACGTATTTTTTACTTTTACACGCAAAGTTGAAGTATCAACGCTATCATTTGGAATGATATACCGTTGATTTGGTTGAGAGTTATTGACTAACCACGAATTTTCAAGATATTGCCCTTGATAAATCTCTAAACTTCCAAGTGAAGTACCAGTATCTGCCGCTATAGTAACTTTTTCGGGTAAAGAAAATATAAAGTTGACATCAGAAACGCTTCCATTTGCAAAAACTCCAGGTTGAAATGAAATTGTGTCTGTTGTTGTTGAAAATCCACTAACAAAAAAGTTTACAGTTGCTTTTGCTGCACGTTTTGAACGAGGAACATACCCAATATTGCGTACTAATGATACAACATTTTCGCGCAAAGTCGCGGAATCAATAAAAGTCTCATTTACCACCATATTTGTGTTGTAGGCAGTAATGTAAGAGTTATATGCAAGAAGATTTACAATGACTGAAAGGTTGGATCCTTCAAAGTCATGATCTGTAAAATTTGTGTTTGCTCTTAGATAATCTTTGATTGAGGTTTTTATATCCTCAAAATTTAGATTTGTAAATTGTGTTAGTGCCATTATAGTCTAGTTGGTTCTAAGATAAAAGTGACTGTCTGTGTAGGCGTTGATAAACCAACTATGTCATAAGATATTGTAATTTCTAAAGCATTATTATCAGGATCTGGATCAACTTCAACGCCTTTTAGTACAACTCTTGGTTCAAAGTTTGTAATAACAGTTTCAATTTCTGTCTTTATCGGAGCAGTAAAGTCACTTGTTGCTAATTCAAATAATGCTCCGCTAATTCTTGTGCCAATTAAATTATTGAAAAATACCTCTCCAATACGAATTCTTACTAAATTTTGAACAGCACGTTTGATTGCATCTTCATTTTTCAGTGGAAGAATATCGTTTGTAACTGGATGACGTTTCATTGATAAAGAAATATCTTTGAAAGCCCTAGAGATTTTTTGAAGAGGCACTTTTATAGGATCTTCGTCTATTTATTCGTATTTATAGGCATTCTATATTAAATATGCCATAAAAAAAGACAGGATTGCTCCTGTCTTATCTATAAGTTATTTTGAGTAGATTGATAATAATTTGTCTATAGTTATCGATGCATCAGTCAACTTGATCACTGCTGATGTTACCATCAGGGACATTAGTAATGTTGATAACTCTATTTTATTGTCTGTATGAGTAAACTCCATCTTCGATAATGGTGTGAAGTGGAATTCAAACCAAAAGATTGATTATGAATTATTTTCCTTGACCTCTATAACGCTTACCAGAACTATTTCTACTTGTAGCAGAAATTTTTGTGTTTTTGGAGCGTCCCTGACGAGTATTTTTTGGTGATGATTCAATAATTTTTGAACCACTCAAAGAATTTTTCACTGCCATAATTTATTCAATATCGTAACCAAGATATTCTACCACAATATCGTCAGGATGGGGAGTTCCATTTGAATAAAATTGATCCGCAAATTCTTGCGTGATATCCAACATTTCTTCTTCTGTAACGGAAGAATAAATTTTTTCTCCCCGACAGTATATATCGTATTTTTCCATGTGTAATTATACACAAATTCCAATTTTATATATCAAATTACTCGTGTCTTCTCGTGTCCTACTCGGCAGACTGGATCACACCAGATTTCAAATCCTGCCTTGATTGCATCTAAACAGAATGAAACATCCTCACCACACATATCTTGGACTTCTCCAGAATCAAAGACTTGCATCTGAGGTGCAAACCAAGGATACTTTATCTCCGAATGCTCAAACACACCATGCTTAATTAGTGTCCAACCAAATCCAGTGTAATCCACAGTAAATGGTTTACGACGCTTTTGAATACCATCAACCATTTCATGGTTCATAACACCACCATTGTTCTTGAAGTCATCTTCTTCAAGCCAATGTGCAACTGATGTTGTTACTCCATCTTCAGTCGCATACCAACCACAAGAGATATCCTTATCCATCCATACTAGACGATAGAACAATTCTGTGTCAAATACGATGTCACTATCAATCCAAAGTTGATAATCATATTTCAGTTTACCATCCCATGGAAGTTGATTAGGACCACGAAGAACATTGGCACCAAGACACTTACAACGGGCAAAGTTGACCATTGAAGAATAGTCTTGTGAAATCTGGATTGAAGCACCATTTTGTACAAGATCAAAACAAAGTTGTACAAAATTTTTGAGATATGTATATGAAACTCCTCTACCAGGAAGACAAAAGACAATGCTCTTGTCTTTAATCATTTTTTTTGCTTCTTCTATATTAAAACTAGATGTACTACCGGAAGATGATGTTGGTGGTTTAGTTACCACTCTAAAACCTTTTGCCATAAATATACTTCAATTTGATTTGTTTACGTAAACGGGTATCACCCAAAGGCATGATACCACGGTATTTAGAATATGTCAACTAGATAAGTTTTGGAAAAATCTTGAGCATCTTGCCAAGTATTGACAATTGGCATACCACGAATATTTAATGATGTATTAAGAAGAACTGGGCATCCAGTGCGTTCATACCAACATTCAAGTATTTCTCTAAGGACGCTGGAAGACCATGTAGGAACTGTTTGAACCCTAGCGGTATTATCTACATGAACACATGCTGGGATCTCATCAGGACGCTTACAGTCGTATACAAAGGACATATAGCGACTGTCTGGTGGCATACGAAAATAGTCCTGACAATGTTCTTCTAATATGGCAGGGGCAAATGGACGAAACCTTTGTCTCTTCTTAATGGTATTGACTAAATCCTTCATCTGAATCGTCCTAGGATCCGCTAGAAGACTTCTATTACCCAAAGCCCGTGGTCCAAACTCGGCAGGACCATTCGCAATTCCACACATGCCTTTGTGAAGCAATGCGTCAACAACTTCTTTTGGATCAATCGTTTTTTGAATGGTTTCACCCAAATATGGGGTGAAGATGACTTTACCACCATAAGATAACAAAGCCGCCCCTAAAGAAGCTCCAGCATCTCCTGGATTAGGCATAATCCACATAAACGGATGTTCTTTTTGTAACTTAGCGTTCACCACACAATTTAGAGCAACTCCTCCACCATAACAAATATTATTACTAATTGTCCTTGCCCTATTGAAAATTTTTCTCAGTTCCTCATGGAGAACAATCTCGGCGCTTTTTGAGTTGTCTTCTGGATTTCCTTCAATAGAGATGGGAAAGCCTTTGTGGTTATTTCTAGAGAGAAGTTTACGCGCTTGCTCGACGTATAAGGGTTTACCAAATGCTGCCATACCCATAAAGATGTATTCTTCGTCTAAGGGTTTTAAACCTGCCCATTTTGTATAAGAAGAATACCATAGACCAATAGAATTTGGATATTTCTTAGACCATACTTTCTTATACTTAGCACATCCCTCCACCATCTGAGCGTGCCAGATTGAAGCAGTGTCCCACTCACCAATACTGTCTACGACAACACATGCAGCATCTGAATATGGTGATGTCTGAAATGCTGCAGCAACATGGGAGAGATGATGTGAATAATATCGATTTGGGGTGAGATAGATATTTCTTTCTTTGAATGCACTCTTATACTGTCCTGCAAAAAAATGACGAGTACGCTTTAACCAAGGACGTTCATAGAATGCAACAATATCATCTTCAGTATAACGTAATGCTTCTGCACATACTGATAGATTTAAATGCTTATCGTGCTTTACCCTAGAATAACGTTCTGCATGGGCAGCAAACTTAATCTTACCAGCATTAACTACTGATATTGCAGCATCATGAAAACCTTCACTTATTCCAATCATGATCAATCATCTTCATAAATGTAAGGATCTTCCCTGCGAAGTTTCCATAACTTATATTCACCTTTGATCCATATAATAAGTTTTGCAATAGGGTTCATAATTTAATTTCCAAAACTTTAATTTGTTTAACTGTATATTGAGTAGGAATACCAGCAAAGATCATCTGCTGAATTTCTTTTGCACGCTGTTCAGCATCTTCTTTTGTAAGATTTTTAAATGCAATCATTTGATTGATGTATACGTTATAATTCATCGCATTACTGATCTTGTAGAAGTTCCATTCTTACCTCTTATATATCTCTTCTTTGAACCTATTGTTTTTGGTGTTCGCCATTCTTCTATTTTATTCCAACGTTCTTGATCAAAAAAATATTGTTGAAAATACCAGATCTCAACTTCGGTATGAGACTTATCGCGGTTACAATCTTCACAACAACAAACAACGTTCATTAATTCATTTGTGCCACCTAAGGATTGTGGGATAATATGATCAATCGTCATTAGATCTTTATTTTCACCGCAATACGCGCAACAAGTATTCCATGTTTCCTTTATTGCTTTTCTCCATAATCTTATTGCGTCTGCTTTATTATTCGCTTGTAATTGATAAAGATACTCATCTGGAGAAGAGAGTAACATTTATTTCTATTAGAGAGTTCCAATAGTATCTATAACATAATCTGCTATTGTACGATGACCTAATGGATTTGGATGACCTTTGTTTGGTCTGATATGAATATCAACGTCTAAAATATTTTCTTTATCACATAAATTATCACGTAAATTATCACGTAAAATATGAAAATCTTTTTTTATAATAAAATCCTTCCAAACACTATTTGTATTTTTAACAGTATTATCCCAACAATCATGAATAAGAAATAAGTATGGTATATTGTTTTGAATGAAAAAATTTTCTAACAAATAATAATTTTTGAATAGTGTATCAACACCAAGTTGATTATGATAATATTTTCTATAAAATTCTTGCCATTTAGTTTTTGTATCGACAGTGATATTAATATACCTTTTATTTAAATCATCATAACCTTCAAGTCTTGAAATGACTGACCATTGAATGATTGCCAAATCTGTTTTATTACCATTCGCAAACCACTGCATCGTGGTTCGAGTTATTGCATCATTACTTCTACCACAATCAGAAATATTTTCATAATCTGCTTGATAATGATTAGCAACAAGCGTACTAAAACGTTCTTCCAATTTATTCTCTAGTTCATCTCCCCAAGTCAAGGAGCATCCATTAAACAAGATATGCATTACTTCTTTTATATCAGTTCTATATATAAGGCAATTCTTATTTGAGTATGAAACCTCTATTAGTTATATGTCCGGGATTGATGAAGTCTGGTACAACATCATTATATTTTCATTTTTATAAATCTTACTTACTTCATTTTGGTCATGGTAAAGAACATTATTATTTGAATAACATTTATCAAAATGATTATTCATGCGAAAAAAAATTTAAAAATAATTTTTTAAATGAAAAATTTTTTATGTTTAAAGAAAATTATCAGTTTAAATCATTTGAACCATATTATAAAGAAAGAACCTTAGAAAATTATAAAAATTATTTTTTAGAAATTTATGAATATTATGTTTCTAAGAAACAAATGTTTTATGGAGTAGCAGATTTTTCACAATCGTATCAAACATTAACTTTAGATCAAATAAAACATTTTAGAGATTATATTACAGAATATTTTGATGTTAAAATTATACAAATGGTAAGAGATCCTATTAGAAGATTATATTCTTATTGTAACATGGTAGCAGGAAAAGAAAAAGCAAAAGAATATTTTTACCATCTTCTTACTGATAAAAAAGAATATCATTATTATTCTAAAATTTGTTCAAATTTTATGCAAAATTGGAGTATCGATATTTGGGGAGTATCTAACTCAAGTGTTTTTGTATACGAAAAAATTTTTAATGCTGATGATGATACAGAATTAAATTTTATGTGCCAGTTTCTTAATTTGCCTTATGTGCCGATTGATAAGTTAGAAATTGAGATACCTGGTAATTATAGTAGTAAACTTACTGATGATGATATTAAATTTGCTAAAGAAAAATTAAGACAAGAATATGCATATTTTCATCGTACTCAAAAATTTCTTCCAGAACAATGGGAATGTGATGATAAATGGAATATTGATAGCGTAAAATATCATAATATTCCTTCAAATCATTCCATAAACCCTGTTGATTTATTTCCTTGAATTTAAAATATATTAGAAATATTATCTATAATATAATCTGCAATTTTTTGATGACCAAATTCATTTGGATGAACTCCATTTAAAAATACTAAGTACGGATTTTTTTTCTCTTTGTATTTGTAACTGTAATCTTTACAGTAATATATTTTTTCTTTATCTTCACGCCAAAACGGTATAATATCTCCTTTCATATCTTTTACTTTTATATTTTCGCAATGAAGTTTCCATCCAAAATCGACACTTATATTTTTTTCCATTTTTAAAAAAATTGCAGGAATATTTTTAGTTTTAAAATAATTATTAAGAAAAAATAAATTTTTATAATACTTTTGTTGTCCCATATATTCAGTGTATATGTTTTTATAATATATGTTTGATTTAATGCGGTGTTCAATACATTTGCCCTCTAAGAAACAATGTGCCCATACAGATTTATCAGTACTTAATACTGGTCTTAGAATATCATATACTTTTGGTTGTGTATCTTTTTTATCACCATCACCATATATGATAGTTCTTATATTTTCTGTGAATTGTATAACTGCTAAATCACAAGTATTACCTTCTTCAAACCAGTTTATAGTTTGTTCTACAATCCAATCATTGGACTTTGCAGATATTGATATATTATCATAAGTTTTACCATAGTGCTCAGCAACTAAATGAGAAAATCTATGTGTTCTTTGATGCTCTCTATCGTTATTAATACCTTCAAGTTCGGAACCATAAGTAAAACTACAACCGTTAAATAGTAAATTATAATGCATTTTTAGTACAAATATATTTAGAAATATTTATGAGTAAACCTTTATTTTTAATCTGTCCTGGGATCCCAAAATCGGGGACAACTATGTTGTATAGAATTTTGCAAAAATATAATTCATATATTCATTGTGGTATAGAAAAAGAAAGTTGCTACTTATGTCTTACTCATTAATGTTGTCAGAATATGATATTGAAAGATCTACAGAATTACTAAAACCTTCTTATGATTTTTATAATTTGACTTTTTATACCTGAAAAATTTTTTGAAATGCCTTATATCTTGTTCGCTCTTTTGGTTCGTTGTAGGTTAGGGTAGTTAGCGTTTTTAGCTTTAGGCATCGCCCGCACAAAATATAAGGAACCCCCGTTAAATCACTGTCCATAAGTGACAATGACGAACGGGGTGAATAACTATCAGAAGTCGATCACATCTGCTGTGGGTTGCTTATAAGCGACTTGACAAACACTGCTAGGTGTGGTAAACTGATCATTGGATGCAACAGCGTCCAGGATGTGCAAGATCTCCCGCCCAGTGTTACCGAGACGAAGTGTATTTACCATTAGTTCAACGGACATGCTAAGTGTTAACGAAGGTGTGTAAGTTGACTGTCTATTATAGGGCGAAGTCATTCCCATAAGTAAACTTATAAGTTTTCCACAGATATAACGAAGAACACTGTGTATCACTTAATGTAACACGAATGCCCTGTGGCAAACTTATAAGGAACTGGGGAAAACGTGTGGAAAACTTATAAGTTTGCTGTGGAAAAGTGTGCTGTGTGTCTTATAATTGGACGGGGAGGAACTCTGAGATGGGCGTGTCTTATAGTGCGACCGCTTAGGCAACAACGGCAGCGGGCATTATAAGGCATAAAATCACATTTAGGAGTATATCAGTAGATTATAAAGTTTTCCACAACCTTTTCCACAACCTAATATGGTTTATTTTAATCTTTATTATACTATGCGCTTTTAACAATTATCAGAAGTTTTTGAGAAGTTCATTGGTTTGGTAGTCAAGATTTTCAAGAATAGTTTCTTCGTTGAATATAGTTAAAATATCATCTTCCCATCGAGTATCATTATAGTCGAAGTCTGGTTGATAGTCAAGTTCGTTCATGATTTATACGTTTTGGAGGAGTTTTTGTGTGCTGTAGATAATGCCCTGGGAGACTTCTTTCTGTTTAGGGATTACAATGTTTCGATTAATCTTAGGATGAATGTAGATATGATGTTTACCTGATGTACGATGCAAACTACATCCTTTAGCAGTCAAGTACATGATAAAAGTTTTATACTTCATTTGATAGTTCTATAAGCAAGTGAAGTAACACACCAACCTGATGCGTCACTAATTAGATCTGCAAGTTCATTCGTTTCGTTTACATCCCAAAATTGTCCTTTATAAACTCTCCGCAGTTGAGATTGCAACATGTCAGTATCAATGTATTCTCCGCAATCATCACTCAGGTCAAATACAATGTCAAGGATTTGGAGTTTCATTTGTTTAGGTAAGTTCAGTTTACAAGTTTAGCAGGAGATCCACAAGATTTGTAGAACTCAATCATTCTCTGAGCAGCATCAAGTGTGGGGAATGATTGATAACGCCATTCGCAATCGTTGTAAGGAACTTGATAAGTGATTTGGAACATGTGATAAGAAGAGGATGTTGGATTAGGGAGTGAGATCAATTCAGTCGCATACCTGAGAAGAAAGGAATTGAAAACCCGTTATAGTTGACAAACCAAATAAAGTTCTTTTGAAACACACCCTCACCAGGAAGTCCGAATGCAGAAAGAATTGCATTTAGGCGAGACTTAGTTGTTACTGTCTGCCAACCGCCATCAAACAATTCGATCCAAGTTTCACCGATACGAGCAATCAAATTACCATGCAAGTAAACATCAGAGACATTTGAACATGCGATCACTTCAGTGTTAGCAACCTTAAAGTCTTTTTTAGCCGTGATGGCAGCGAGCATTTGGCGTTCGATCTTGCGCATGGGTTTTCTCCCTTGGTTTGTGAATACAGTATGACAGGTTTCGGGGTGCTTTGGTAGGTTTAGTGGACACCTAGTCAACTGGCACCTTGATTTGATTGCTTTGGCGTTGTTCCCTACTCATCTCAAACTTCCTCCTCAAAACTAATACGAAGATCTTGAATAAAAAGTATTGGTTCCTGCTCTTCTTCCTCTTCTGAACTAACAACCCATTCATCCATTAATGCTTTTGCAGCTAACAGATCTTGCTTCTGTTTCTTCCCGTGATACATCATTTGATCAAATAACGTCTCCTTCATATCATCAACTAACTTCTGTTTGAGTCCGTTTGAAATTTTCATGAGTTGTTCGCGGAGAATGTTGTTGTGAAGGTACGGGAAAAGTATTACTTAGAAGTCGAACACTTCAGAGTTAATCTGAACCACATTCACCTTAGGATCGTTCCACTTAACACCGTCAGGAGTTTCATTCACTCCATACTCATCATAGAGACACTTTACAAGGGTTTCGTAATCACCACAGTCTTGTGCCAGATGATACAAACCCTCTGCATTGTTGATCCACAGTGCAACATTCCAGGTCTCATAATTGTTCCACCCATTGTATGAAACATCAAGGGCATTGAGTTGATAAGTTGCAGAAGTCATTGGAGGAGTTTGAGTGAATGTGTAGGAGTGAACTGTTTCTTACTTAACGAAAGGCACCGAGTGATAAGAATGTGGAAGGAATTGCCTTCTCTGCAACACGCTTACCGTTCACCAGAAAGTTATAACGAAGTTGACCTTTTACAGTCTTGATAACTTTACAGGTCAGAACGATTTCACCATTTTTGAATGAAGGATCTCCAAGTGTGTCATACTGTGGGAAGTAATGATTACAAACTCCGTCAAGGCGATAGTCAACAACTCCGTTGCGAGCATTATAGTTTTCGAGAGCAAGTTTCTCGGTCAACTTGATAGATTCGAACAGGTCGTTGATGTTCATTTGTGGAAGTGGTGTTTTGATTACCTTAGTAATATAGACCGGATCTGGCCCCTTTGGTAGGTTTAGTGGACAGTTGTTCAACTGGCACACAAACCGGCGCCTTCATCTGGCGCCTTGAGGGCAATGCCACGGATCCGCCACGGAATCTAACAACTCCTGAGCGTATTCTTCATTATAGAGATCTTTGATCTCACCTAAGATATGCTCTTCAGTATACGTCTCATACTCACGAGTGAGTACATCAAAAAGCATACTTTCCATACTGTCAATATCCAATCCCTTTATAATCTCTGAAACATAGTTCTCAACGAACTGGTTGAATTGTGCTGGGGTGAGTGTCATTTTGTTGAAGTGAAGAATTTGTCAAAGTTGTCTACTACAATTTGGCACATCTTATCATTTAATTCCTGATCATCACTATCAATGAGAGTGAGAAGATCCTGCTGAATTTGTTCTCTGGTTTGGAGTAAATATCCTTCC